TCACTCCGACGCCAGGCGCCCCTTGCCGTGCTTGTCGGTCTTGTATTGCATGGCCACTGCCGGTGCCGGCTTGGTCGCGCCGGTCTCCAGCCACTGACGCATGCGGGTGGCGTCGGCGAAGTGGGTGTACTTGCCGAAGGCATCGAGAATCACCATGGCCACCGGGCGGTTGTCCATCCTGGTCAGCAGCACCAGGCAATGGCCGGCTTCATTGGTGAAACCGGTCTTGGTCAGCTTGATGTCCCAGTTGCTCTTGTTCACCAGATGGTCGGTGTTGCGGAAGCCCAAGGTGTAGTTGGGCTTGCGGAAGGCCACGGTCTTCTCGCGGGTGGTCGACAGCTCGCTCAGCATCGGGTACTTGCGCGCGGCCATCAGCAGCTTGGACAGGTCACGGGCGGTGGAGACGTTCTGGGTCGACAGACCGGTCGGTTCGACATAGCGGGTGTGCGCCATGCCCAGGCTGCGGGCCTTGGCGTTCATCGCCTTGATGAAGGCCGGGTAGCCCCCTGGGTAGTGGTTGGCCAGGGTGGTCGCGGCACGGTTTTCCGACGACATCAAGGTGATCAGCAGGGTTTCCCGGCGATTCAGCTCGCTCCCCAGGCGTACGCGCGAATACACGCCTTTCATGTCCGGGTTGTTGGCGATGGTCATGGTGAGCATCTCATCCATGGGCAGCTTGGCATCCAGCACCACCATCGCCGTCATCAGTTTGGTCACCGAGGCAATGGGCACCACGCGGTCGGCGTGGCTCGCATACAGTTCCTGGTTGGTGTTCAGGTCGATCAGCAGGGCGCTGCCAGACGCCAGGTGCAGCTTGGACGGGTCGCGCTGGACCTGGGCCGGGGGTTGTGCAGCAGCGGTCGACGGAAGGGTCGCAGTACCTGTGAGCAACAGCAGCAGGCTGAGGATGGACAGGGATGTTTTCACGTTGAGGCTCACTAAAAGTTGGTATGTCGTTGGCTGTGCAAGGGTTTTCCCCCAAAAAACCGCTGCATTGTGGAGTATGGCCGAAGTGCTGTCGAATGCCTTATATCCAAAGGGCGCAACGTGAAGGAAATTTAATCCTGTACCAATTTCGTACCAATTACCTGCTTTTCCAGCTTCGCCAATTCGGACCAATCGTTGGCCGAATTCAACCACTTCGCATAGGTTGTCAGCAGCACCTGGACAGAGTGCCCAAGCTGCCCGGCGATGAAGGCCGGGTTCATCCCTGACATGAGGCACATCGTGGCATAAGTGTGCCTGCAGTTGTACTGGGGGCGGTGTCTGAAGCCCATTGCTTCGATTGCCTGGTTGAAGTGATTGCCCGCCGTGTCCGGTACCGAGATGTGTGGCGATGATCCGGACGGCTGGAACACAAATGGGGATTCGGTCGACACACGCCGTTTCTGCTTGGACCGGTAGTGCGCGATCTCCCTTGCCCTGGCCAGCGCACCCAGCGCTCGGCTGTTCAACATCACTGTGCGGGTGTACTTGGTCTTCGTCCTTTCAACCACCTGCTTTTCCACCACGATGCGGCAGATGTGGGCTGTCTTCTTCTCCAAATCGACCTCATCCCAGCGTAGCGCCATGATTTCCCCTGTGCGCATGCCGGTGTAGAAGGCGAACTCGTAGAAGGCTGCGAATACCTGGCTAGAGCGTGAGAAGTTCTTGTACATCCATTCGATCAAGGCGTCCGCCTCTTCTACGGTGAAGGGGTCAACCTGTTTCTTGTTTTTCTGCGGCAGCTGGATCGATGCCGCCGGGTTCCTGTCCACTACCTCGTCATACACCGCAGCCCGAAACATTGCCTTGACCCGGGCAATCGCGGCGCGCTTGACTGTCGAGCTCTTCCACTCGGTCCTTGCGACCACCTCTCTCAGCACCATCGGCGTTACTGCCTTGATAGGCAGCGTCGCCAGATGGGGCATCCAGTAGTTGTTCATCAATCCTTTGTAATTGACGCGGGTGTCGTGCACCACTTCCAGGCTGTTCAGCCAGCTCTGCGCGTACTCCCCAAACATCAGCTCGTTTGCTGGCGCTGTGTAGCTGGAGGCGGGGAACAGCTCGGCGTACCTTTTTTCATCCAGCACGCCGTGCTTGGCCAGGCTGACTACTTGAGCGCGTAGATCGGCTGCCGCCTTGATCCCCTTGGCGGTTTGGGGATATGCGAGCGTTTCGGATCGACGCTCACCGTTCCAAGTAAAACGGATCCGGATTGATTTGCCGATGAACTCGACTCCAGTGGGTAGCCCCAGCTTCCTTCCAGCCACGCTTCGTATCTCCTGATGCTGTAAAAAATCCGGCCGTCGATCTTTTTCCAGACCCCTTCAGGGATCACACCGCGGCTTCGCTTGCCTTCCAAGGCTCGCTTGGTCGTACCGACCAGCTCGGCCATTTTCTCCTCCGGGACCTTGTCGGATACATAGGCCACCGGCCGGCGTTCTTCGTCTTGCATGATGGTCTCCACGCCGCCGGTGGCGGCAGGTTGGTGGTCAGGCGGGAGTTTTTTCGAGCACTGCGTCGGCGACCTTCAGCGCGGCCTGGGCATCGTTGACGTAGGCCGGATCGAAGCCGCCCGCGTAATGGATCACCCGCTGGCAGGCGTCCAGCTCTTTGCGCGCCAGGCGCAGCGCCTGTACCAGTTCTTCCTGCAGTGCACCCTCGGCTCGGCCGACATCCCAGAACTCAAGGCACCAGTGATCGGCTGGCGGTGGGTTGTTGTTCTGCTTGCCCATGGCAAGGGCGCCGATGATGACGTCACAAACGGATCGCTTGTATACATTGTCGCCGTCAAGACTGAGGCCGCCGCGGCGGCGCAGCGTGTTGATCACCTCGTCGACTTTCAGTCCGCTGTCCTTCAGGACGATGTCGAGCTCAGGCTTGTCCGGGGTATAGATGACCAGGGCCAGCTTGGCGTCTGGCCACAGATCGGCCGCCAGGCGTTCCAGGCAGTCGTTGGCGGTTTCGTGGAAACGTTGAGTTGCGGACACGGGGAATCCTCGCCCGCGCATGTCGGCGGGCTTGAGTTGTAGGGTGAGGGGTTACGGCTGAGTGTTGCGCGAGAGGGCGTGCGCTAAGTGACGGGAGTAGGTCGAAACTGCGCGCCAGTAAGCGGCCATCGGGCCTTTGCGGCGGAGCCAAGAGTTTTCGGCCTCGGCATCGGCCTGAGCGCGCAGTTCACGCATCACCGCCTCAATCCGTGCCCTGTCTTCAGCCGGTAGCTCCAGCAGGGCTTGGCCAGCTGGCAGCTTCAGCAGCGGGTTGATGTAGCCCATATGGCCTCCTGGCTGACTGTGACCTGGTGACTGTTCATCGCGGCCCTCTGTAGATCAGGTAGGCCATGTAGGCGAGGGAAAGGATCACTGTCATGGCATCAGCTCCTTCGGCACCCGGACGGTATCGCCGAGCTTGTGGTTGACGAGGCCTCGGCAGAACGCGATCAGGGCCGTGGGGCCGTAGCACCAGACTCCGGCGTCGGCAGGGCCTCCTGCGTAGTGCAGGTCATCTGGAAGCCCTGAAATGTGCTGTGCGGTGCCGCTGTGCCTGTCGATCAGTTGACCGCCCTGTGCCCAGTTGGTGGATGGCCTCCAGCCAAATCCCTCTGCTGCGCCACGGATGCTGATGCTGCAAGGCAAGCCGTCAGGGTGCCACACAGTGGTTCGGCACTCGGGATCGATACTGAATCCCTCAGCCACGGCCACAGCCCAGTCCAGCGAAGCGCCGATCAGGTTGGAAACCCTCACTTCGATCAGGTCGGTCATGGCGCCACCTGCTGAGCGGCCAAGCGCTTTCTGCGTTGTTCCTGGCCCTGCCGCTCGTGGGCCGCGTAGACCCGTAGGCACTTCTTGCAGGTGACCTCTTGCGGTCGGTCAGATCCGTCCATGTCTTCGCCGGCCTGGTTGCACGCGATCTGGCAGTCATGATCGTCGAAGCACCAGAAGTGCGAGACCAAGTGGATTACCTTGCTCACAGCTCATACCTCTCATCAATCCAGCGCCCAGGCGCCAGTGCGGGTGTAGGTTCGGGTTGTGTTTCGTGCGGGGAGAGCTGGCGCTGGTTGCCGGCCTGCAGCTGGCTATCGGGGATGCAGCTCAGCCCCGTGGCGGTGTACCAGCAGGTGACGCCGCGCTCGTCGTCGTGGAAGGTTTCGACGCCCCATGGCAGGGGCTCAGCGCTGGCGCCGGTGGCCAGCAGCAGGAGGCAGAGGGCGAGGCGGGTCATTTTTTGGCCATCCGTTCTATGCGTTCTGCGATCCGGACTTTCTCCTGCTCGATCACGTCATGTTGGCCTTCGCTGAGGTCGTCGAAAGCGCCCGACATCATTGGCTCCGCGTTGTCGATAAGTGCCGCGAACCACAGACGGGCACGGCGTTTCGCCTCGTTTCGTTCTTCGCGGGTCATGGTTGCACCTCGGCGTTATAGCGCTTGTAGTCCTCGCCGAACTCCCAGCAGTAGGTAGCCGGCCATGCGCCGCGGGTGCCCTGCGGCACGATGTTGTACATGCAGTCGTAGGTACCGTGACCCAGGGTTGTCTTGATCCAGACATGCTCAGGGCCGCCCAAGCACCAGCCAGGGTGATCGGCAACCGCAGCCTTCATGAACTCTTCCAGGTTGTGGTGGCCCTTGCTCATGCAGATGTAGGTGTCTTCGCCGACGCTTCGCACGTCGAGCGGATACTTTTTTGCAGGCATGCGGGTTCCTTGGCCGCCATATCGCGGCAGTGAGTTGTACAAGTGGTTGGGTTCGGTACAAGAAAATCGGCCGATGGTCCGATTCAGTTCTCAAGCTGCGATACCGAGATTGCGTCTCGCCTCGCTTTGGCTATGGTGAGAGTTCACCCGTGGCATACAACTAAAATCGTAGGAGGCCGACATGAGGATTCGCGGTGAAGTTTTCTGGGAGTGGGCTGATCCAACGCTTCACCACCGAACTCATGACGAAGAACTCGAGGATGGAACGGTCATTGATGTTCAGGTGCGCCTGTCGCGAACGGGTAACACGCAGATGTTCATTGGGGTATATGCCGCGAGTGGCATGGCCCTTCACGAAGAGGCTTTCGATTCCCGTCCCGGTGAATCCATGACCAGGGCTTTAGCCTGGGGCGTCGGACGGGCCCGCCGCATTGCCACAGACACTCTCCCAAAATTCGACCAGGTCGCCTGCTCGGGATAGGGGAATGGGGTGGTAGCTGGGCGGAGTACAAATGTGCTCTGCACTGCATTTAGCTTACCGGGCGGTGTTCGGCTGAAGAGCGAGACCCTTCACGGCCTCGCTGTAAATGAACTTGATCTGATCCCACGGAATTGTGTGGCGCTGTGCGTACTCACCCTCGCCATCGCATATCTCGCAGCCTTCAACTGGCTCATCCAGTTCGCGGCATTCCGGGCATTCCTGGGTGACCTCCAGCTTGAACTCGCCGAGCAGCAGTGCCTTGGCTCCGTTCTCCGCCGTGAGCCGCTTGGGCATCAGGCAGTACTCGTCGGGGATGGATACCAACGGCCCAATGGGGACAATAGGCAGTCCAGTCGCAGCCGCATCCCTCTCTGCCTCTTCTTTGGTCCACCAGAAGGCAGTACCAACCATCCAGGCGATAGGCTCGGGGTGGGGCTGCGGGGCTGGCGCCTGCCCAGCGATCTGCGCGACTCCAATCCGCAGGTGCTGACGAGCTTGGGCGTGTGCCATTTCGTGGGGCGTGGCTTCGCGAACCGAGTAGGGCAGGCCGCCATCAACTTTCCTGAACACCCAGCCGTAATGGCTGAGGTTCTTGTCCATCTGGATCAGGTGCAGGCCGTCGTCGCAGGCTATCCAGCCGTGGGCGTCGTTGTTCTGTGGCATGGGTAACTCCTGTTAACGTGCGCCAGGCGAAGGCAGTGAGCGCTCTGATTCAATGAACCCGGTGGACGAAGCATCGGCCCCAGTAGCGACGATGAAGGCAACCTCCACCTTGGCCGAGTCGACCAGCACCTTCCCGACGTCAGCAATCGCCTTGGCACGGTCGATGTCCATGGGGTTATCCCGATCCTGAAGCGCTTCCAGGGTGGCAAAGAGGTGATTACGGAGGTCAGTCATCTTGTTTTTCACTGGTAGCCTCGCTGATAGCTCGCTTGAGCTTGCTGAGTTGGCGGATGGTCGACTTGAGCTCAGGCGGATACCGGTGGATGGTATTGCGGCGCATGTTCTCGGCGCGGCTGACCAGTTCCAAGTTATCGAGCTCAATGTTTTTTGGGTTGCGATCCTTGAACACCACCAGGTGGCCTGGCGGGATCTCGCCATGGGCTTCTTCCCACAGCAGGGAATGCACCGACTTCCAGCGGCGATACGATGGGCCGTCATCGCATACTTTCCGCTGCCGTATGCCGTCCTCGGTGACCCGCTCCGTTCCTACTGGCTGCCAAGTGTGAGGCTTGTTGCCCTTTCGGAACTGGGTGGCCTCGCCTCCAATCTGCAGACCCTTCAGGCCCTTGTTCCACGGTTCCTGGCCGGGCCTGAACCGATATTCGATTCCAGGGTTGTCATCCCGTCGCAGGCGGCATGCATGCTCGCTGGCGAGATACTCGGCGCTTCGAGCAAGCCCCAAGGCATGAGCCTTGTTGTATATGGCGTGGTCGGGGCGATTGAATGTGCGGACCAGGTCCGGCATTGGGGTGCCGGGGTACAGCGCCCGGAGCCTGGCCACCTCCGCGTCGGTCCAGAATCTACGCGACGGCTCGGGCAAGGCCTTCACAAGCCGGCGCCTTGCGTCTAGCAAGGCCTGCAGGGCGATTGGGTTCATGGTTGATCCTCGCCGGGTCGGCGTTATCGTTGAATAGGGGAAGGCGCTGGCGGCCATCGCTTGGTGTTACGGGCGGTTGTCGTGATCGCAGTGGCGGCAGTCTTCGTAGCTGGGCGAAGGCACGAACCGACCACAGCCTCCGCAGTTCTGGATACTTGCAGGCGCACGTCGTCGTCTCGGCTTCACCAGCTCAATGCCGGTTCCTTGCAGGGCCTCTTTGATATCAACGTCCCGCTTGTGCACCAGGCGCCTGGCCTTGGACTCAAGGTAAGACACAGGCCAGATCACCGCTTCCTCTGGCGTGTTGCCGATCGCCTCGGCAACCTCAAGCGTGAGGTGGTGTGCCTTCTCGAATCGGTACGTGTAGCCTATTGGCCACCTGGCCAAGGCAATGTCGTTCCCGTTCCAGTGCCCAGGGATCTGCAGGACAACAGTGCATCCCGGGGTAAGCTGGTCGCGGGCCTCGTCCAGGCTGATGTACTGGTGGTCGACGCCGAGATGTGCGCGGGCATCGACGTAATCTTTTGGCCATGGAATGTCTGTTTCCCGATGGCCACAAGCCTGCTCTTGGGTGAATAGCTCGGCCTTGTCGAGGTTGGTGGTGTAGCCGCCGCCCAGGGCCCAGAACATCAGCCCATCACCGACATCGGTACGACTGTCCTGCAGGTAAAATAGCTGGCTCATTCCGCGCTCCTTGCTTAAGCGGCTTTCCGCGCGTTGAGCACGCGCTGGCGGGCTGCTTCGTACTCGCTGCTGACGATCTCAACCAGTCCGTCGACATCACCGTCAGCGGCCTTACTGCCCAGGTTCAGGTACACGGTATCGTCATAGGTGAAGCACACCCCGCCACTGAGCCAGATGCCGCCGCGCTCGACGCCGATGGCTTCCCACATTTCGTCCCGGTCGATATCGTCCGGGCAATGTGCTTTCCAGAGATCTTCCAGGCGCTTGTGCTCAGCCTTCTCTGCCGCGCGCACCTCCTTGTCCGTGCCCTTGGCATGCTTGGGCGCCCGGCGCAGCGAGCGGTAGCCGTATTCGTCAGGGCGGCACCAATGCACATCCAGATCGCGGCTGGCGCTGAGCTTGATGCCGCCGACGTAGTTGCGGGAGCCGCTGTACATCGGCGAGGCTTCGGCGCCGAAGGCTTGGTCTAGCTTCTCGCGCTGGGCGTTCCAGGCTGCTTTCTTCTCGTCCCAGGCGCGCACGGCGGCCAGGACCTTTGGGGATTCGGTCTTGTAGAAGTAGCTCATGGCTTTCTCCATGCACGGCGCCGCCCTCCGTGCTGGTGGCGGCATGATGGCAATTTGGTTTGGGATGGGGTATTACGGGTGACCGGCATGGGGCCGGGCATGGAGCATAAATGGTCGATCTTTATCTTGATGATGTGCGCGGCTATTGGCGCGATCTGGCGGTGCCGTCATTCGACGAGTTCTGGTCGGAGTTCCAGGCCGATCGGAGGATCGACTCTGGCTCAATGCTGGTCATCTACCGAAGGTTGATCAGCTGCGCGTTTTTCTTGAATCACTTGGCAGATAAAGCCGCTTTGATGCATGGCATGGATCGAGGAAATCACCTGATATCCAAGATAAGGGAAAAGGATATTCAGTCAGCGCTTCAACTAGATGCTTGTCGCCACTTTGTGAATGATGCCAAGCATGAAATGACCAGGCTTCAGGAGGCATCTCTTCGCGCTCGAAATTCAGATTTCGACCTTGAAGGGGAGTCAATGCTGATCCAGTTCCACATGCTCTCGACTGATGGGAATACCCTCTTCGATATGTGCGATGTGATTTGCAGCGTATGGAGGTTCTGGATTTCCTACTTCGATGGTACCGCCAAGATCAGCTTTAAGGATGCCTTGGCCTACAGAGCTGGGCAGATGAGCTCATCTCCAGGATCCTGCTGAATCATCAGCATGCTCTTCCGGTCGAAGGCCAACGCCAGGCGCGGTGAGATGCTGATCTCATGCCGCGGCGGGGTTAGAAACTTCGCCGCGTGCAGCATGCCGAGTGCGTGGATGCCGTGGATCAGCGCCTCGATCATTTGGCTGGCCGAGGCGTCTGCCCAACCGCATATTGCGCGCAGATGCTGGCCGGTTCGCTTCCTGGCTGACAGCCGCAGCGGCTCAGTCCGCGCCACAGTTCGGTGAGCTTCTATTTCGTGGCGCGCGATCCGGAAAAGTGCGTGATGCCCGAGCGCTTCGATGTGATGAATCATCAGCGTCATCGCCTCCCCCTGTTCCTCGATCCCGGCCCACTCCATCAGCTCCAGCAGGGCCTGTTTAGTCCCTGGTCGAACCTTCAAGCGCAGGTCTTCTTCCTGCAGGCGCTCGGCCTTCTCGCGCCGGCGCTTGTCGCGCTCTTGCGGCGTCATAGCCATACGGCACCTCCTTCAATCCGCTGGGCGGTAGGTTGAACTGCTCACGCCGCCTGTGCAGCTGCATCGATCGGGTAATTCTTCGGTTCATCAGATAGCTCCATGTCGCAGTCGTGCCAGCCTCCCAGCCACCAGGCGCTGTCTACGGTCATTTCGGGGTAGGGCTGGGATGCGCGGCACCGGCCCGCGGCCCGGGCGGTCCGGCCCTGGTAGTAGGGGAGCGGGAAGACCTTCTTGTGCTTTCGCGGTCGCATCGCTACCTCCTGCGCTTTTTGAGCGGGAAGTCGATACCGAACTTCTTGATGATCCGACTCATCGTCGTGTGGCCGATCTCGAGCTTCAGAGTTGCGCTATTGCGCGATAGGCCTGCATCCCTGAGTGCCCGGATTCGATCGGCCAGCTTGGCGTCACGGGCCTCGACGTCTGGCTTTTCGATGTGTTTGCCGCGGTTGCCCGAGACAAACGCGAAGCCGTGGCGCTTGGCCACATCCCATAGCGAGGACTGGGATACTTTGAGTTCCTGGGCCGCTTCTCTGCAGGTCATGGTCTCGGCCATCTTTGCCACCATGTCGGCGCGGGCCTGAGCCTTTTCCTGACGGGTACCGTGCTGCACTGGGGGCGGCCCCCGGCGCTTTTTAGGTGCGGGCTCCGGGTGCTTGCGCTGCGGCAGCGGCCGGTAGGTGAAGCCCTCCAGCACGATCAGCTGGCCACCAGACGCGAAGAAGGCCGCTTTGGCAGCCTCCAGGTCGATTGATTGGTTCATGCCTACCTCACTTGATGCGGATCGAGCTCTCGCCGCGCTCCAGATGCGCCCAGCTTGGCTCAGGGATAAGTTCGTCTTCGCAGTCTTCGCCGGCGGCCATACGCTTGCGGACCGCCTCGTTATGCTCACGCCATTCCTTGAGTTTGGCGGCGATGGCGTTCTTGTCCGGCGCGATCTTGGTCACCACAGAAGTCAGCTCGTCCGGTACCGCCTGTTCGTTGTCGACGATTACCTTTTCCTTGCCGGTGACCAGGCTGATGGTGAACAGCGGACGCTTGATCGACTTGATGTTGGCGGCATCCATGTTCCGGCGAAGGTAGTCGGTGATCGCCGTGACGCTGTTGGCCTTGATGCGCTTGAGTTCGTTGAGGCGGTCGATCTCCGCTTCGATCGCACTGATGTCCCCCTCAATGTTCCGGCGTAGCATGACGATGTTGTCGGCCTTCACTTCGAACTCGCCCTGGATACCGGCCATGGTGTCCTGAATGGCCTGTTTGAGGCCTTCGTCGTCGGTGTCACACATGGCGGCCAGTTCGGCCATCTGGCCGGTGAGTGCGTAGAGCTGGGTCATGCTGCAGCCTCCTGCGGCTTGCCGGCTTCGAGGTTCTTCAATTCAAGGGAGATCCGGGCAGCGCCTTTCTCGTCCTTGCGGCCGATAAGCCTGCGCACGGCGTGGTCGTGGATTTTCTTGCGCTCATGCGGCGTCACTGCCTTCTGCATGGTCTCGATCGTGTCCTTGATGAAGTCCAGGCGCTCCTGCTGCTGGCGATCGATCTCGGCCTGGCGGTCCTCGGCCTGCTCGATTGCCTGCTCGGCCTGCAGCTGCTGGACGTAGTTCTGGTCGTCAAACATCCCGAGGAACACGTCGGCGCTGAAGCCCAGCATGGACAGGGCCTTTTTGATGGCGTCAGTGAGGGACTTCTTCGGCGCCTCGCCATCGGTGGTCATGCCGTACTTGGTCTTGTACTGGTAACGGGTGCACCCGTACTGCTCGACCTCGCCGCGCTGGCCGTCCTGCATGAACCAGAGCTGGATTTTGACGGTGTGACCGATCTCCCGGCCCAGGCAGATTCGCTTGTCGCCTTCTCCGGCAAATACCTCGTGGCCGTCGTCAAAGCGCTCTTCCAGCACCTTCCATCCCCAGCCGATGCCGACCGGGCCGAACATTTCGGTCGCCTTCATGACCATTGCGGTGCCGTTCAGGCTGGTGATCTTTTGGCCGCCGACCTCGGCGTTCTTGGTGTAGCGGGTATCGGTGGTCTGCACCTGCTCCCAGATGCGCATGTTGGTAGTGGACATTGGTACACCTCGCGCCAGGCCGGCGCCGTCAGTTGGGATAGGGGAAATGCCAGGTCACCCAGGCACGGAGGTACGCTCCAGGCCCTGGCTGCGGTGGATGGTTGCGCGCTCTCGCCGCTTACGCTCCGGGTAGGTCCGGTTATCCCCTAAGGGCCCGCCGGGCTCGGGTGTGTATTCAGGAAGTGATGCTTCCGGCCAGTGCGCTGGCGAGCATGAAGAAGGTGCAGGCGAAGATCATGGAGAAGGAGCCGCGCAGGATGACCATGCGGCGGGCGCGCTGGTAGCTGGTCATTTCAGCTCTCTCCAACCCAATACGCCGCCGATGAAGATGCCGTCATGGGTTGCCCATCGCCCTTCATGGGAGTGGAATCGGCATCTCCATCGAACGCGTGATCCGTTGTCGAGTTGGCGTAGCGCTTGAACCACTCGGTTGCTATCAGGCACTCCTGATTTCCAGCCAACAAGCTTCATGCCCGCACCTCGTAGGCCAGGGTGCACATGCCGCATAGGTAGGCCCGGCCCGACCAGGCCGCAGGGTTCTCGATGTGGGCAAGGCGCGCCTGATTCATGGCGTCCTCCATAGTCAGGCCCTTGAACACCAGCAGGATTCGATCGTCTGGCACGGCCTGGGCGACCTCGGCCACCTGGTCGTCGATGAGCGACGGGAAGACTGGAGTGGTCATAGTGCCTCCTGTTTGCGGTAGCCAGCGTCCCAAAGGTCCCGGACAACGTCCTCATGGATCATCAGTTCTTGCAGGTGACTGGCGCCGTGGGTTCCAAGAGGGTGATCTTTGATATGGCGAATCATTTCGTTCAGCCCTGCATGGCGCTCTTGCTCTGGCGTAGGCATGGGGCGGAAGTTGCTCGACCAACAAAGAAGGCGCCCTTCGCCGTGCACAACTGCCGCCGAACTAATGAATTCGGGGTGGTGCCAGATCACATGGCACTCAACCCACAATTCATCTCTTCCTTTGATAAGAGCCTGACACTTGGTATCAACGGGAGGGCGACCAGCATTAGGCCAGCCGTTTGGATCCGTGAACACTTTGAAGCGTTTGCCCTCGTCAGACTTGGCCCAGGGGCGCCCCACCTGATCGATGTACAAATCACCAGAATCCTTGTGCCAGCCTGCAGGCCACGCTTCAAATCCTTGCATCGGGATGATCCAGAGTGGATATCCATCTGGCTTGGCAGCCCAATCAATTTTGCTCACGCGACCTCCTTGCGCCCATCAACGATCTTGTTGAGGCGCCCGCAGTAGTGGTTGAACTCTTCGATGGTGATACGCTGGTCGGCCAGCATTTCGGTAAGCAGCTTGAGGACCATGGCCTGCCAAGACTTCGGGGTCGCAGGATCCGCCATGGCGTCTAGCTCCTCGTCGATCAGCACATGAGGGCTCATAGCTGCGCCTCGTCTGCCTCGTACTTCAGGCCTTGCTCGGCGTATTGCTCAAGCATCGACTCTGCGATCTCGTACAGCTTGCCCTTGCAGTGATCGCTCTGGCCGACAACATCCTCGACCATGCTTTTCACTGGCCCACCGGCCTGTGCCTGGAGCAGGAGCAGGGCCAAGGCGTTGAGGTCGTCCTTCTCTGCCTCTTGCAGGGCGCGAAGGTGTTCGGCCAGCTTGGCCACGAATTGCTCCTGGCGTACGCCCACCGGGCCGCCAAAACGCTGCGGGATCAGAACATCGCAGCCGCCGACCAGCTCCTCGGCCTTGCTCTCGATCCAGTTCTGCGCCGCTTCCTGATACGCCGAGTCGTCTTCCGGCTCAGCATGGTCGTACTGCCATTGTGCTGCTCGAAGTGCGCCCATGGTCGCCTCCAGTTACGGTTGGGATGCCCGATAGCGCCGCATGAGGCCTTTCGTCAGGCGCTGCATGATTCGCGGGTATCGGTCGGGGTGGTGAAGGCGGCAGTAGAGGTGCTCTCTGCCATAGCCTTCGTGATCGCAGTAGTCGCAATCGCAGTGCTTCTTGAGTAGCTCGCGTGCCTCTGCCGCGCATGCAGCACGCAGCGTGAACCAGCGACGACCACCGCCACGGAAGACGGCAGCAGTCTCGACTGTGACGGCCATGGTCGCCTCCAGGTGGTGGGTTACTCGGTGGGTGGGGAAGGGAGGGGCTGCCAGTGGGTCGGTTTCCAGCTTGAAGCCCAACTGCTTTGCGGCTCTTCCCACGAGAAGTACGGCGGATATCCGAGGGAGTGAGCAATCGAGCCCTTGCCGTATTCGCGGTAAAGCGACTCGCGAGCACCGTATTGTTCGTTCCAAGCAAGAACCCTGGTCCCAACCTCCGGAAGCCTGTCGCTGCACTTGATCCAGGCGCTCATGGCTTCACCCGGGCTTTATCAATGGCGTCCAGTTGTTCAGCCCAAGACTCGGTGAAGTCGCGGTAATCACCGCTGTCGAGCCACTGAGCATTAACAGAATCAACGTCACCGCTTGGGCTGATGCGCAGAAGCCAGTCTTCGAAAATGCGTTGCTCGGCGCTCTCTACCACCGATACCAGCGCAGTGAGCAGATCTGGGGCGGCTGCGATCAGGCGGGCATTGGCTTCTAGCTCTTTGTCAGCAGGGTTGAATGCTGATGGGTAGTCTGCGTAAAGACACGCATGCCTTACTGTTTCATCATCCGGCCGCCGCGGTGGGAATGGCCCTATTCGATGACAAATACCAACTGAAGTCTGGATGGTGTCCAGTACCCAAGGCCCTGGAGTGTGTTCGCTCATAGTGTGAACCTCAGTAGGACCGCATGAGGCAGATGCCAGCGCAGGTGACCAAACCTCCTGCGAGCCGTGAGAGCGCAGGGCTGGAGCCTGTCTGATGCGGTCGTATGTGAAGGGAAGGGGATGCGGGATGCATCGGGAAGCGCATGGCCGGTAACGACATTTGATCCGGACGATTCCATGCGCTTTCCGATGAACCCCGCGATGGGGAGCAGGGCATCGGGCCGTCTTTCCGGCTTTCAGGGAATCAGCTCTTGCCCATGACCGCTTTGGTGACGACCTTGGGGAATTTCTTGGTGCGGATCTCGTTAGCCTGCTTGTCAGTGAGCAGGCCCGCCAGGTACAGCGTGGTGATAGAGGTGTTGATGTGGTCAAGGCGCTTGGCCTCGTCCGCGTTCATTTCCGGGAACTGCTGCGCGAACGGACGCGCTGCCCAGCCTTGCTCGAATGTCTGGGACATCGATCTGCCCTCCAGGGCGGTTGATCAGTCGTCTTCGCCTTGGGCCAGCATCTTCTCGATGTCGGCAGCGTCCGGCTTCTTCCAGTTTTTGATCTGGCCTGTCTCCAGGTCGATGTTCAGCATCAGGTAATCGCCGTAGTGTTCGCCAGGGAAGAAGTCAGGCACATAGCCCTCGTAGCTACCCACTTCATCGCCCTGAGCGTCTTGGATGCCTGCGGCAAAGCCGTCTCGCACCTTGATGTGAAGGCGAAGCTCGGTCACGTCGACCTGAACCGTTTTCTGCTGGTTGATCTGCATGCTGTGCTCCTCCAGTGGATTCCCAAAGCACCCGGTCGCCCAGGTGCTTCAGTGAATACGTGGTGGTGATGGCTATTTGCTGCTGGTAATCTCGGGAAGGTTGAAATCAGAGGCGAAGACCATGGATCCGAAGAATCTCGCAGTACTGATGCAGCTCAAACAAGCCATGGAAAAGGCGAACCCTCCCGCCATTCCCACTCCATTCGAACCACCGCCACCGAAGAAGCCGAAAAGCGGATGGATCGTCGCGAACTGCCGTTTCTGCAAGACCACGAAGTTCAGCTATCGGGCTGACTGGGTGAATCCCCCAGTAATGTGCGAGGGATGCAGGAACGAGCGAAAGACGCGATACAAGCCAGGAGAGGGCGACACCCTCTACTCAGCTACCAAGGTGTTCCATGGAGGTTCACCCGGCTCAGGCAAAGGAAAATGACCGAGAGCCACAAAGAGCTGATTGAGCGATTGAAGCGAGCTCTCGCCAAAATGCAGCGTGATCTTGATTCGATGCCGCCCGGCAAAGGCGGTGGCTTGGTTATCGAAATTCGAGCAATGGAGCAGCGCATCAAGCGCGAGGAGCTTCATGCATTATCCGGCTACCGCGCCCCAAGACGCCCAGTATCTGGTGGTGCTCCGGGTTCTAATCGCCGCAAATGATGCTCTCCGCATACCTCTAACCAGAGGTATCTGGAGAGCATCCGGCCCACACTCGGCGGGCCGGTAATCTCCTTTCTCGGGGGATCTTGAATCCCGACAGCTGACCGCGGTGTAGTCCATTGAATGGCATCCCACCCGTCAGCACTCTTTGATCTAGGGCCATCTACGCTGCTGGCCACGGGGTGAGGCGCCCCTGTACCGAACTTGAGGTGTTCGGCTCGCTACCTTGTTGCATTTGGCCGGTGTCGATCCGGCAAGGTGTGTCGCTAAAGAGCGGCGGCCGGTGAGGGCCTCGGCAGTCCCTGGTTGGTGACTGCTTGAGGTGAAATATAGGATAGCCTTTATTTTAGGTCAACAGGTTTGCCTTTATTTTTTAAAGGCCGGTATCTCGGGCCGCACAACATGGACTACAGGGAGGGGTTGATTTCAGGCGCCGGCCGGCGCGCGCGGGCATGAAAAAGCCCGCTCATTGGCGGGCTTTCAGGCGAGGGCGATTCACCTGGCAGGGATAGGAGTCAATGCAGCTTGCCTTGCGATATTTCTTCCTCACAGATCGCCTTTATCCCAGCTATCGAGGCTTCAATGTGATCCAGCGATTCGGAGATATTCTTGAGAACCTCATCAGGGTATCCCTGAGATTCTGGGGTCAGCCCCTTCATCGAGGTGGCCAGCGCCAACTGGGCATCAGCCAGTCGCGAGAGCAGTGAAAGGGTGAGCTTGTCGGTAATCATGGCATGCCCTTCTTCGATTCCTGACAGAATAGCAGGCATGAAAAAGCCCGCCGAGGCGGGCTCTAGGATCAGTGTGCGTGCTTGTCTCTTTCCGGTCTGAGCATGCTCAAAATATCCAGCAACTGATTTAGCGTTGGAACCGAGGTCAGCCTACGGGTCAGCAGTCCGCCAGCTACAAAGACCATTGTCCAAGCGAAAATTATCGAGAGGCAGAGGACTGAGATAATAGGATTTCGGACGACGTGGAACAGCATGCAGCTGGTCATGATCTTCCGCTTAGCATCCGGCGTCGATTTGTCCCCTGGTTTGCTGACCAGAGCCAGGTAGGGAATGATGAGGATCGACAAGACCACGGCCAGTGGCAAAAACCAGCATTTGGTCGCGATGAAGTAAGCCCCGAACATCGATCGGGCATCATCTTTAGATACGTCATCCCGCTCAATGTAATCGGTAACCAGCTGAGATGCCTTTTCCCTCAGCGGAAGGGACCGGGATCTGCAGAGCCCCCAGTATCCGACAGTCAAAGCTGCCAGCAGGCTAGCTACGACAAATTCGATCATTTCCCTTTACCTCCGGACTTCTTACCCTTGGCAAGCTTCTTCTTGAAAGCCTTCTCGGCCTTCTCATCAGCTGCACGCTCAGGCCTCCCAATCTTGCCCCAAGTATAGATAGCATAGAGAGGACAGACGATGATCATGATCACGCAGAAATGACCTAGGTACGCCGACTTGGCGTAAATCATTTCCAGGAGCCCTTTCAGTGAGTCAATCGCCAGGGACAGGTCTTTGATCGGCGACGGGCCGGCAGATTCGTCCTTGGTGGGGCTCATGCAGCATTCATCCTAAAACAAATCCTTCAAAATTTCTCAGAAAATGGCCTCGGCATGTGTCACGCATCGCATTGCGTGGCCGTCCCAGCCCAGGATCACCGGACAAGTGCTCTCTTTTTCTAGAGAAGCACTGAGTACCAGAACACCTTTCCCAACACGTTGATCCCGCTCTCGGCCAGCTGCTGCGCGGTGTACTCCTCGTCCGGGTGCTCATCCTGGTTGAAGCTGCGGAAGCGCAGACCGCCGCCCGGTATTCTGTAAAGGGTTTTCACCCGCAGCTCGCCGCCGTGATCGATCGCGTACATCTTCCCGTCCTTAACGGCAGTCGAAGCCTTGTCGACACCCACCGTGCTGCCGTCCGGCAGAACTGGTTCCATGCTATTGCCGCGCACGGTCACGCACACAGCCTGGTCGAACTGCACGCCCTGGTTGCGAAGAGTCTGTTTGCCGAAGCGGAGCTTTCTGCTGCTCGACTTCTCGATAACGGTACGTCCCGATCCTGCGGACAGCTCTACTTCCTTGAGGAACGGCACGTAAACCTCGTCGTCGTCCAGCGGTGTGTCGTCGTCCCAGACGGAGATCGGGCCGAGCATGGTGGCGTTGGCGATCGGTTTGGAGGTATCGGGAGAGCCCGTGCCTTCGGACAGCCAAATTGGATCAACGCCGCAGGCTTGGGCGAGCTGAACCAGGTATCCGCTGGTTCTTGTCAGCCCGCGCTCGATCTCGGAGACAGAAGCCTGCTTGATACCGACCCTGTCGGCCAGCTCTGCCTGGGTGAGACCAGCATTCTTTCTTGCCTGTTTCAGGCGATCTTTAAGTTCCATGGCCGCAAATTTAAAGGTCAGCCTTTGTTCTTGCAAAAAGGTGTTCCTTTGCTCTAGCATAAAGGTATCCCTTTAAACGGGCGGAGAATCATGAACATTCACTTTGACGAGCTGGTAAAGCATTTCGGCTCCCAGCAGGCCACCGCCGAGGCCTTGGGCGTTAAGCAAGGAACGGTAAGCGGGTGGGTTCGCGGCCTTCACGGCTGCACTGCCGAGGTAGCAATTAAGGCCGAGATAGCCACGAAAGGCGTAATCAAAGCCCGCGATCTGCGCCCGAGCCTTCCACAACAAGCTGCATAACCACCTTTAAACAGCAAGGAGTCACCGAAGATGCACATGGACCCCAGCCACAAGCGCGCAATTCCAGTGAAGGTGCGTTTTGAGCCTGTCCTGGATCGAATTCTCCGCAAGGCGGCAAGCAAAACCCGCATGCAACACGCCACCTATCTCTACGAAATCATCGAATGGGCTGTGGCCAACGGCGTCATCGAAGAACTGATGCAGGACAAGCAGCACGATATCGCGGGCTGAAGGCCCTTTGGAGGCCCAAATGACCGTACAGCTTGATCAGCTGCCGCCAGAAGTGCGGCAGCGAATAGAGGGACTGATGAGGGCCAATAGCTGGGATTTCAACACTGCGATGAACCGGGTGTTCGAAGCAGCTGTTGCCAGTGGCGCTGTATCAGTGGTTGGCCGCCGTAAGGCCAAAGTCCTGCAGTTGGTGGCCCCAATGAGGGCCTCGACGAGGGACTCTTCAGGGTAGGGCAGAGGCCCTCTCTGAATTACAGGCACAAAAAAGCCGGGATTGCGGCCCGGCTCTCTGCATAACAAAACTCGTAGGGGAATTATGCATATGCAGACCCACAGTGTACAGGCCCTCTCAAGGGCCGCGCCACAAAACGCGAGCCACGATTTCGTGGCGCGCACGATGTCGTCGCGTGAAATCGCTGACTTGGTAGAGGCTCGCCACAACGATGTGGTGGCCACCATTGAGCGTCTTTTCTCGAAAAACCTTTTGCGATCAAGTCGTAAAAGCCGTCGTGAAGCCACGGGCGGGCGCCCAATCGAAGTCTACGACCTGATCGAGCGCGATACCCACCTGGTGGTGGCCGGATACAGCGATGAGCACCGAGCCAGGGTTATCGACCGCTGGCAGGAGCTCGAAGCAAAAGCGGTCCCGTCCGCGCCTGCCGACCTGAGCAAGCTGGAAATCCTCCAGATGGCCCTGGAGTCGGAGAAAGCCCGCGTCCTGCTCACCGTCCAAGTCGAGGCCCAGGCCAAGAAGATCGACCACCTGGAGAACCTGTTCAAGGAAGGCATGAGCCACGTCCAGTTCTGCAAGGGCCTCAATGGGGTCAACGTGATGCAGGTGGGCCACTTCCTCGAAGGTCGAAACTGGCTCTACAACGAGAGCAGGTCCAGCACCCGGTACCGCGTCGGCGCCTACGCCCGCGACAAGTACATGACCGAGCACCAGCAGGAGATCACCCCGCACGGCAAAGAGGCGTTCATCAGCTACACGCCGATCCTGCTGCGCAAGGGCGCAGTGCGCCTGTACGAGCTGTACCTGGCCGGCGAGCTGCCCATGAAGAAGAACTGGGACGGCCTGCACACCCATGACAAGGCAGTGCGGGGTGCAGCATGAGCGAAGTCCATCGCTACAAGGTCGTCGCCATGCTCTCAGAGGACGGAAATCGTATCGGCTACGACCCGCACGGTCCCGATGTCGTGATGGCAGAGGCCTATGACCGGCTCACGACCGAGAACCAAGATCTGCGCATGCTGGTGAAGGAAATGGACCTGCTGTTCGGGCGCTACTTGCTCGGCATGCGTGCCTCTGTGGTCGAGTGGCGGCACGGGAAGGGCTCCGACGCGGCAATGCAATGGATCTGGAACGGTTTGGTCGGCCCGGGCGAGCTCCCGCCAGAAGAGGAAACCCAGGCCCAGGCCTACTTCGACCGCGAGGTGGTCAAGATCGAGGAAGGCCTGGAAGAGGTGTATGCCCACCGGGAGAAGCGTCGCGCTGAGAAGGAAAAGGAGCGCGGCCAATGAGCATCATCCGCGCGCCTCGCCCCGAGGCCAATTTCTACATGCTCAACAAGTCGATCAGCGAGGACGGCCGCCTGAGCTGGGCTGCCCGTGGCCTGCTGGTCTTCCTGCTGGGCAAGCCAGACCACTGGGCCGTATCCGTCACCCACCTGCGCAACGAGACCGCCAAGTCGTCGAAGCCGACGGGTCGTGACGGCGTGTACGGCCTTCTGCAGGAACTGATCACCGCCGGCTACGTCCAGCGCCGTCAGGACCGTGGCGAGTCCGGTTTGCTGGGCGAAACCCACTACGTCGTGTCGGAAACACCGCTTCCGGCTTTGCCGTATCCGGTTGAACCGCTTCCGGCTCAGCCGTATCCGGCAAATCCGACACTAGTAAGTATTGAAGGTAAGCAAGGACTGAAGGGAGTAAGGACTGACTCTCGCGAAAGCGAGCTGGTCGACTTCGAACGGTTCTGGTCGCTCTACCCGCGCAAGGTGAGCAAGGCCGACGCCAAGAAGGCCTGGGCGAAGATCAAGGTCACCGCTGACCTGTTCGACCTGATGGCCAAGGCGCTGGCTGCCTGGACCGTGTCGACCGACTGGACCAAGGACGGCGGCCAGTTCATCCCGCACGCCTCGACCTGGCTGAACGGCAAGCGCTGGGAAGACGAACTGCCCCAGCCGGCAGTCGCCGCCCCGTTCGCATCCCGCCGCCCGGCCAGCGGCCCCGACTTCAACGACACCAGCTGGGCTGATGACCTGGGGGGCTTATGAGCGCACAACCGAAACTGCGCAGCGTGACGCAGATCATGGCCACGGCCCGCAACCTGCCAGCCGATGTCCAGGCCCCGGCCAAGCAGCTCGACCCGGGCACCACCGAAGTGGTCAACGCCCTGTTCAAGGAACTGCAGGCCATCTTCCCAGCGTGGAAGCAGGCCTGGCCGGATGACGAAGCCCTGAAGGCTGCCAAGCGCAGCTGGATCAAGTCCTTCGTCGCCGCAGGTATCAATACGCTCGAGCAGATCCGCTTCGGCATCCAGAAGTGCCGGGTGCTGGGTACCGACTTTGCCCCGAGCAGCGGCAAGTTCATCAAGCTGTGCCAGCCAACCCCGGAAGAGATGGGCATTCCGCCGCTTGCGCGGGCCTTGGCAGAGGCGCTGGAGAACTTCCACCCCAGCAGGGCAGGTTCCCGCACGTGGTCGCACGCAGCTGTGCGTCACGCGGCCCTGCAGTGTGAGGCGCAGAACTTGGGGTCGATGGAGGTGGAGCGGGCCGAGAAGGTATTCGCCCGGGCCTACGACATCACCATTCGCATGCTGGTGGCTGGCGAGCCACTGGGCGACATCGCCACCGGCATCGCTCACGACAGCCAGAAGGGCGCCGCCCAGCTGGCCGACGAGTACGCCGCCCAGAAGCAGGTCCGCCTGCTTGAGATCCAGCAGATCCCAACCAGCGCCGCCGCATGCCGTGCACACCTGCTGGCCAAGTTGAACATCAAGCGCGCCGGGCAGCCGGCCGGGGAGGGGGTGTGAGCATGTCCGATCAACAACTGCTGGAGCTGGCGGCCATGGCTGCCGGCATTGGCCCGGTGCTCTGCTACGAATCAGCGCGCAATTGCCTGCGCATTGGCAGCCGCGACTCATACCGCCTGTGGCGCCCATTCACTGACCACGCAGACGCGTTCCGTCTGGCTGCGGCTCTGGAGCACGCAATCCAATACGTGACGCATGAATTGCCGGAGGACGAGATTGGGGTAACCCGCAGAACGGTAGACGTAGAGGCTACGTGCAGAGGCATCGTCATTGCAGCTGCCAACTACGGCGAATTCATGCAAGGGGGCCAGTAATGCGCAAGTTCAATCCCCGAGGTGCTCAAGCCTGGATGATTCGTCGCCCGTGGCTTGCTCGACTTTACCTGATGGCGCTGCTCCCGTTCATGCCGATCATTTTCTCTGTCGCGATCCTTTGGCAGAACCGTCGAGATTTCCGGGAGATCCCCGAAGCGGTCTCTGCCATTTTCCTGCCCTGGGAGAAGCACTGATGGACACCAACAAGATGCGCGACACCTACGAGGCGTGGGCCATCCAGGATGCTGCCAGCGTCGGGCGGGGCCTGGTGATCGACCGCGAAGGCGACTGGTACATCGGCAACGACGCCCAGTTCCTCAATCTTGGCTGGGCCTCCTGGCAGGCCTCCCGCGAGGCCGTGGTGGTGGAGCTGGGTGCGCCATCGCATTGGGTTGCCGACTACGCAGCCTGTGGCGGCGGCATGACCGTGTTCGATGCCGAGAAGGCTGCCAAGGTGACCGACCCAATGTGCTCGAAAACCCCTTCTTACACGATCCATGCGCTGGAGAAAGCTGGCCTGAAGGTGGCGCCATGATCGCCGCCTACTTCCTGATCGTTCTTTTCACTGCCGGCAAGGATTCGGCGATGACCTCCGTACCGATGGAGTCGGCCGAGGCATGCCAGCAGGCTGCTGCGCAGGCCAAGGCCGACCTTGAGGGCACTTTCAGCATCGTGCGCACCAGTTGCGTGAGGGGCAGGCCATGACTGACTTCGAACTGATTTTCGTGATCCTGGTGTGCTGGGCCATGGGTATGCAGCTGGGCTATGCCCTGGGCTTCCATCGCGCCTGCAATCGCCTGATTCCAGAACTTAACCAAGAGCGCGAGACCGTCGCTCGGCTGAAGCTGCTGGCGCGCATGCAGGGAGAGCAGTCATGAAGATCGCAATTGGAATCCTTGGCGCACTGGTTTTGGCTGGGTGGCGCTTTCCGTCTCCGCTCGACGCCAGAGATCGCTACGTGCGTCCAGCGCACACCTTCAGCAATTGGGGTGTGCAGCCATGACCATCGACAAAGCCGAAATCATCAAGGCGCTAACTGGAAAAGATCAGCCGTACAAATCGCCATTTGCAGAGGGTCTTGAGGCTGCTTCATCCGGCACCCCTTGGACCCAATGCCCTTACACCGGCGCGAATCAGGACTACGAACGCGGTGAATGGCTGCGAGGGCACAGCGCCCATGGGAGGTTTGCATGACCATCGACAAGCAAAAACTGAAGGCGCTGGCTGAGGCTGCGCGCGATTACTCCGGTTCTGACCTTATCGAACACGAAAGCCGTTACAACGCTCTGGCATGCGAGGTTGACCCGGTAACCGTCCTGACCCTGCTCGCGGAGATCGAGCGGCATGAAGCCTGGCGCACCGCATTCCTTGCCGAGCGCGATGCGCAGATGCGTCAGCGTGACCAGCTCAGGGCTGAGAACGAGGGTCTGCGCAAGGCGCTGCTGGAAGCATCCGAGGAAGTGGCTACCTGGGGCGCTTATGCAAGTGAGTACTTCCAAGAGAAGCACGACCTCGCCGGGTGTGTTGCGAAGATTCATGCGGCGGCCATGGCCAAGGAGGCGAGCCATGGCTGACCGCATCAGCGTCAACAGCCAGGCCAAGCTCTCCGAGGCTGTGACCATGCTCACCCGCATGTTCCGCGACAAGAAGTTCGTCGTGGTCAGCATGCGCCCAGGCAAGGACCGTACCCTGGACCAGAACGCATTGTGGTTCGCCATGTACGACCGGATCGCCAAGAGCACCGAGATGGGCGACATCGAGGACGTGCGCCGGTACTGCAAGCTGCACTTCGGCGTGCCGATCATGCGCGCAGGTTGCGAGGAATTCCGCACCGGCTGGGCCGAGTCGTTCATCCACCTGCCGTATGAGGTGAAGCTGCGCCTGATGGGGCCGTGCGCCATGTTCGGGCCGGATGGCTTCCCGGTGACCCGCCTGTTCGACCGGGCCCAGGGCTGCCAGTACACCGACCGCATCGTGGCCGAGTTTGCGCCGCAGGGTGTGGTGTTCAGCGACTTGCTCAGCGAGGAGGCGGCATGACACTGGCCAAGGAGATCAAGCCGAAGAAGTGCAAGGCGCCCGGCTGCGGCAAGCCCTTCAAGCCGACCATGACCACGCAGAAGGTTTGCAGCATCGCCTGTGCTAAGGCCATGGCCAAGGACCCGAAGCTGCAGAAGATCGCGGCCAAGGCCATCACGAAGCAGGCCCGCCAGGACCTGCAGGAGCGCCAGGAGAAGCTGAAGACCCGCCGCGAGCACATGGCCGAGGCGCAGACTGCGTTCAATGCGTACATCCGCGAGCGTGACGCCGGCCTGCCGTGCATCAGCTGCGACTCGAACCCGAGCGACCACGACCTCATCACCGGCAGCCGCTGGGACGCCGGACATTATCGGTCGGTTGGCGCGTGCGCAGAACTGCGCTTCGAGCCACTGAACGTCCACCGCCAGTGCGTGAAGTGCAACCGGAACCTGTCGGGTAACGCGGTCGAGTACCGCATCCGCCTAGTGAAGCGCATCGGCGCCGATCAGGTTGAATGGCTCGAAGGGCCTCATAAGCCCCAGCGCCTGACCATCGAGGACCTGCAGGCCATCAAGGCACTGTACAGGCAGAAGCTCAAAGACCTGAGGAGGGCAGCGGCATGACGCCAGCGTGGGGATTTTTGATTATGGCCGTTCTCATGGTGGTGGCCGGTGTGGCGCTGTCATGGGCAGGCGCCGTGCGCCGCAAGCGGTACGCGGAAGAGTTCCTGGTGCGCCGGGCTGAGAAGAGGGGAAAGGCATGCAACTGAATAGCGCACGACAAGCTTGGCACGACTGCCTGTATACCGCCTGGGATAGCCAGGGCTTGTTCATCGAACAGCTCGGGTTGCTGGGCACCATGATCCAGACCACGGAGAAGCAGCGGAAGGCGAGCCACGCGGTGCACCAGGCGCTGGCCGGCGGTGTGCAGGCGGCTATCGGCAAGCTGCCCGGGCGCAGCAAGGCCTTCGGCAACTTCATGTACTCGCCGCGGTTGGACGCCGACACGCAGGAGGATGCAGAGGAGGCCGTGTTCGTTATGGTCCAGCAGCGCTCTCCGCGCATGACCGCCGCCAAGCGCGAGAAGCTGGAGTATGTGGTGAAGGGCGTCATGACCCGGTACCGGTACATGCACCAGGGCGGGCAGTCGGCCAATGATGACCCGCTGGAGTCGCCTGAGGGCTTCCGTGCCTGGCTGGATGCCCACTATGGGGTAAGGCTGGAATCGGTCCGCTGGGAGCGAGAGTGGGGCGGATATGTGCGCCTCGCGTTCGAGTGCTGCGAGGATCTGGACAAGGAAGCACTGAGTCCGGTGGCAGCCGCAATTTACGAAATGCGCAGGGCCGCTTGAGGCCCTATTGCGTTCCCGCTCGGCTGGTGGCATTATTTCGCCATCCTGATAATTTTGCCTCCGGCAAAAACTCAAATTAACCCGGCCATTGCGCCGGGTTTTTTATTGCCCGAAGAGGGCCTCAAGAGTCCCGACGCCACCTCTGGCGAGGTCAGATTTTTTTTGTGTAGCACGGAACGTTTTGATGGCGCTATGATTCTGATAGGTTGCTAACTAAACAAACATGGAAGACCGTGATTATGAAAACCGTTCTAGCTGCTGCAGCACTGTCCCTTTTTGCTGCGTCTGCCGGAGCAGCTGAGCTTTCCGGTGCGCTGGGTGCGACAAGTCAAGGCGGCATTACGGCGCGTGCAGGCGTTGGCTTTAACTGGGACAAAAGCTGGTTTGAATCCAGTACTGGCCGTCTAACCGGTTACTGGGATGCTGGGTATACCTATTGGGAAGCAGGAGATGCTTCCGGTGGCGCTCACTCGCTGTCCTTTGCGCCAGTTTTCGTTTACGAGTTCGGCAGCGGTAACGTGAAGCCATTCGTTGAGGCTGGCATCGGCCTGGCGGTCTTCTCTGGTACGTCCGCAGGTGACCAGGACTTTGGTTCGGCCTTCAACTTCGAAGACCGCATCGGTGCGGGCTTGAAGATCGGCGAGACGCAGAAGGTTGGCATCCGAGCGATTCACTACTCCAACGCTGGCATTAAGCAGCCCAACGACGGTATCGAGTCGTACTCGCTGTTCTACAGCCACCAGATTTAAAAAAGCACGATCCCTCTTTGCCCGCCCTGTGCGGGCTTTTTTATGCGGATGACACGCTCAGGCAGCTGGGCTAAGTCGGTAGTGGCGTCGATCAAAGCCGTGCGCTCCCTGATCGGCTACGCGGTGAGAGTCTGGGGTATGTGGCCCAGCGATCCAGGCCACCAAGCCGGGTAAGCACCGGCCCTCCGCACCCATTCCAAGCCTCGGTATCTGCCGGGGCTTTTTCGTATCTGGAGTTAGCAAATGTCCGAAACCAACGAAGCCATCGCGTCATTGCGCTCTAGTGTTGATGTGGTACACGCCATGCTGGCCCGACTTCAAGCCCAGGCGGCCGACCTAGCCTCTCGGGTAGAGTCACTCACCGCGCTGATCCAATCGGAAGTTGCCGCTAGGGTCGCGGCCGATTCTGCGCTTGGCGGTAAGGTTGATGCCCTGCAAGCGCAAATCGACAACTTGCAGAGCAAAGTCTACAGCGGAAGCTGACTCAGTCTCGATGTTGGTTTTTAGCGTGCTGAATCGCCGCGTCACGGACTTGAGCGACTGTCATGTTTTCGTACTGAATTGGCGGTATTGGCAAGGTCACATTGATGTTCAAAGTGTCGTTGACCTTGACTGATACCCGCATACAGGCCTGATCAAAGCCAATTGATTGGATTTCCGGTTTCATGCTGTGTGACTCCATGGTGTGAGAACCCTGAAACATAGCACGAAGCCACTACCCGCCCTGTGCGGGTTTTTTATTCATAGCTCCCCGCAACGGGAGGAATCGAGATGGCCCATATGCCAGAGAAAGACCCATCCTTCTGGGTGCTTGTACTGACAGCCCTGAGAGAGAACGGCCTGGCGATGGGCCTGACATTCGCCCTGACCTGGTTGCGTATTCAGTACGACGGCAAGGAAACCCGCCCAGTCCGCCAACTAATCGAGGCAACGCTTGGCGCGCTGATCGTGATGGTGGTCGGACTGACTGTGAAGGAATTCGGCCTCAGCATAGCCTGGTCGTTCGCCACCGCTGGCTTTGTCGGCGTGCTTGGCGTTGAGCAGGCTCGCCAGCTTGGCAAACGCTGGGCTGAACGAAAGGTCGATGGGCCCTAACCCGCGCCACAAATTGGAGATGCGCCGTTTCGTGGCGCGAGGAATGGCCAATGGCTTCGGTAACTGCTCATGTCGTCTGCCGCCAGCGGTGGTGGCTGACATACTACTTGGCCGGTGTTCTGGCCCTGGCACAGCTGACCCGTCGTGAGCCATGCCTGGAGCGTGTCAGCTACTGGGTGGGCCGCGGCATCGAGATCGAGGTTCACCCTGAATGACCACCATCGCCTACAAGGACGGCGTAATCGCCTACGACTCCCGAGTCACCCGAGGCGACCTCATCACCGACGATGATTGCGACAAGTGCATTGAGCGCGATGGCGTGAAGTTCTTCCTGACAGGCGCCGTCTGTGACTATGACGCTCTGGTGGGGGCCTATTTCGGCACATCCCCATCGGGGAAGGTCGACGCTTCTGCAATCGTCCTTCACGACGGCAATCTGATGATGGTTGCCGTAGACGACGATACCGGCCTGTGGAAGTCGCCACTCAAGGCAGACCGGCCGTACGCCATTGGCAGCGGAACGCCATACGCATTCGCTGCGATGGACATGGGCGCATCTGCCGAGAAGGCCGTCGAGATGGCGGCAAGGCGCGATACAAGCACTGGTGGCAAGGTCCGCACGCTTCGTATCGACCGAGATCAATAAGGATTCGACATGAGTACCAAGCAACCCGACTGGGAGGCGATCGAACGAGCCTACCGGGCCGGCGTGCTTTCCGTGCGAGAGATCGCAGCCGCCCACGAGGTTTCCCATACCGCCATCAACAAGCGCGCCAAGCGCGATGGCTGGGACCGAGACCTGAAGGCGAAGATCAAGGCCAAGGCCGATGCACTGGTTTCCAGGCGAGAGGTTTCCACAGAGGTTTCCAGCAAACAGGCGGAAACCGAAAGGGAGATCATCGAGCTCAATGCTGAGGTCATCGCCAACATCAGGATGGCGCACCGGGGTGATATTTCCCGGAGCCGCCGGCTGACAAACAAGCTGCTGGATGAGCTGGAATCGCTGACGGATGAGCAGGGCACCATCAAGGAACTGATCGATCAGCTGAAGGATGGCGACCACGAAGACGGCGAGGCGATGGCCGATGTGCTGGCTCTGGCCAAGAAGATGAGCGCGCTGCCTGCCCGGACCAAGACCATGAAGGAATTGGCCGAGACGCTGAAGACGCTTGTTGCCCTGGAGCGCCAGGCTTATGACCTCGACGTCAAACAGGGTGGTAGCGAGGAAGACACTCTATCCAAGCTGATGGATGAACTATCGAAGGACGCCTGACCATGAAGCCCGAGCACCTGAAACTGCTCCGGGACCGGTTCTGGCGGCTGAACAACCTGTATTTCATCACGGACAAGCAGGGCAAGAAGGTCCGCTTCCGCATGACGCAGGAGCAGATCGATTACTTCCAGGGGATGCACACCCGTAACATCATCCTCAAGGCCAGGCAGCTGGGCTTCACGACCCTGGTCTGCATCGTCCAGCTGGATGCCGCGCTGTTTGAGGCTGCCAAGTGCGCCCTGATCGCCCACACACTGAACGACGCCAAGCGGCTATTCCGAGAGAAGGTCAAGTATGCGTATGACAACCTTCCCAAGGAGATACGCGCTGCTAACCCTGCTCGCAACGATGCTGCTGGCGAGCTTGTGTTCAGCAAAGGCGGATCGCTCTACGTGTCCACATCCTTTCGGGGCGGGACTCTACGGTATCTGCACGTATCCGAGTTCGGGAAGATCTGTGCCAAGTTTCCGCACAAAGCCCGAGAGATCGTCACCGGCGCCTTTGAGGCTGTCGCCGCAGAGTGTTTCGTTACGATCGAGTCGACGGCGGAGGGGCGGGCTGGCTATTTCTTCGATTACTCGCAGAGCGCAGAGAAGCAGCAGCTGGCTGGTGTGCCCCTGGGCCTGCTGGACTGGAAGTTCTTCTTCTTCAGCTGGTGGCGGAACCCGCTCTACTGGCTTGACCCGACCGACGTCCTGATCTCGGACCGCTTGACCAAGTACTTCGACGACCTGGCCGCCAAGCACGGCATCGTCACCAACCCCGGCCAACGCGCCTGGTACACCGCCAAGGAAAAGACCCTCGGCGACGACATGAAGCGGGAATACCCGTCGATCCCTGCCGAGGCATTCCAGCAGACGATCGAGGGCGCTTACTACGCCAAGCAGTTCACCAAGCTCTACGCCGCCCAGCGCATCGGGAAGCTTCCGGACAACAGCCACCTGCCGGTGCACACGTTCTGGGACATCGGTGTGGGCGACTCCACGGCCATCTGGTTCGTCCGGATCGTCGGCGAGGAGTATCACATCGTCGATTTCTACCAGAACAGCGGCGAAGGCCTGCGGCACTACATGAAGGTGCTAAAGGATCGCGGCTACGAATACGGCGAGCACTGGGGACCGCACGACATCGACAACCGGGAATTCGGTAGCGACGGCAAGACTCGGCGTGAACTCGCTCGAGAGGGCTACGAGATCGACGGCGAGAAGTATCGAATGACCTTCCAAGTCGTTCCGAAGCTCGGCGTTGACGAAGGTATCGAGCAGGCGCGCGAGATCCTGCCCAACTGTGCTTTCGATGAGGCCAAGTGCAGTGAGGGCATCACCGCGCTGGAGAGCTATCGCAAGGAGTGGGACGACAAGCGCGGGTGCTGGAAGGACAAGCCGCTTCATGACTGGTCCTCGCACCCGGCTGACGGGTTCCGCTATTTCGCCGTTGCCATGGCGCGACGTAAACGCACAGGCGGTGTCCGCCGCATCGGAGGTTTGGCGTAATGCCTGTTCAATCCACCAACCCTGACTACGACGCTCACATCGAAGAGTGGCGGATGATGGACGACGCCCTGGAGGGCGAGGGCGCTATCAAGCGCAGCCCGCGCAATCTGCCCAAGCCCGGCGGCATGGTCGAGGCGGAGAAGCTGGACGGCCAGGGGAATGCCTACCTCTACCGGAACTACACCGATCGGGCCCAGTACGAGCACTGGGTTCGCGATTCGCTGCGCTCGATGATGGGCCTGGTCTCCCGGCTCATTCCCGAGGTGAAGCTGCCCAACGGGCTGAAGGACCTGGAAGAGAACGCTACGGCCGACGGCTTCGGCTTGACCCAGCTGTTCCTGCGCGTCGTGCGCCAGGCTATCTCCCATGGCCGAGTGCCGCTGGTAGTGAACGTGGATGACTCCGGCCAGCCGTACTTCGCCACCTACGCGGTGCGCAACGCCATCAACTGGGACACTGCCGACCAAGGCGGGCGCCAGGATCTGGTGTTGGCCGTGTTCCGCGAGTTCAGGAAGAAAGCCGAGGACCGCTACAGCCACGATTGCGAGACGGTTTTCCGCGAGTTCTACATGCTCGACCAGATCTGCTATACCGCCGTGCGCAACGAGGCCGGCGAACTGATCGAGCAGGACCGCCCGCTGGGTACTGTCGGTACCGACAACCAACTGGTGCGCGGTCTCGAGTACATCCCGGTGATCTACTGTGGGTCTACCGACAACTCGCCAGACGTGGATGAAATCCCGCTGCTGACGATGGCGCGGGCGGCACTGAAGTCGTACCAGCTCAGCGCCGACTATTTCACCGCGCTGCACCAGACCAGCCATCCGCAGCCGTGGGTATCTGGCCTGGATGAGAGCGTGGAACTCAGCGTCACCGGCCCGTCTGCCGCTTGGGACCTCGGCCCGAAAGGCCAATGCGGCTACCTGGAGTTCCAGGGGGCCGGCATCGAGGCCGTTCGCACGGCGATGGAAGACCAGAAGAATGCAGCCCTTGAAGCTGGCGCCAAGGTCATGGACGTTTCCGGTACGGAGTCGGGCGAGGCCCGCAAAACTCGCCAGAACGACCAGCACGCCACACTGCACAGCATTGTCATCACCGCGGCGGCCGCCATCGAGCAGGCCCTGCGATACGCAGCAGAGTGGACGGGCTACAACCAGGATGAGGTCGTTTTCACGGTCAAGCCAGAGTTTGTGATCCCAGAGGTCAACGCCCAGGTCCTGGCCGAGCTGCAGAAGAGTGTCATGGCCGGCACCATCAGCGCCGAGACCTACTGGCAGTACCTCACCACCGGAAAGCTTCCCGAGCGCCCCTACGACGAAGAAGCCGAGCTGATAGGCGACGAGCACGGTGCGGGCGGCGTCAACCTGGACAAAGACGATGGCAATGAAACCGGAGCAAACGGCGGACGAGAAGCTGCTGGAGCAGGTAAGCCGCCACTCGGTACTGCTTGAGCGGCTCAAGGCTGGCGAGGTCAAGAAGTTCGAGACCTACCTGCGCCGGGCCGATGCTCATGTCCGCGACCAGCTCACCCGTAAGGAGCTGACCACCTACAGCCGCAGCCGGCTTGAGGAGTTTCTTGGCCGGGTGGGCGGCAAGCTGCTGGAAATCTACAAGGCCTTCAGCGACCGGATGCAGTCCGACCTGGTGGATATTGCGCAGTACGAGGCTGCATTCGAGGGGCGCAGCCTGGCGACGGCGCTGCTGATAGACGCGGCCATGCCGGCGGATTCGCTGCTCAGGGCGGCGATCAACACGCAGCCCCTGCAGGTGGCCGGGGTGGATGGCGGCAAGCTGCTCAAGCCATTCCTGAATGGATGGACGCGCATCGAAGCGGACAGGGTAACCAATGCCATTCGGATGGGGGTCGTCCAAGGCCAGACCAACGCGGAGATCACCCAGGCCGTGCGCGGCACGGCGGCGCAGAACTTCACGGACGGCGTACTGGCGGTCACGAACCGAAGCGCCCGGGCCGTCGTCCAAACCGCAGTTCAGCATGTGGCCACCACGGCGCGCATGGAAACGCTCAAAGCGAATGCCGAGGTGGTGCCCGGGTATCGAATCGTTGCCACCCTGGACCGAAAGACCAGCGTGCAGTGCCGGAGCATGGACGGCCGCGAATTCGAGATGGGCAAGGGGCCTGTGCCCCCGTTCCACATTCACTGCCGGACCACCATCACGCCGATCACCAAGTTGTCGGCGCTGTTCGGGCAAGGCGCCACGAGGGCGGCAGTGGGCGCTGATGGCGGCGGTCAGGTCTCTGCAAGCCTCAGCTACTACCAGTGGCTCAAAACGCAGCCAGCGGCCTTCCAAGACGCCGCGCTGGGGCCGGTGCGCGGCAAGCTGTTCCGCGATGGCGGGCTGACTGCCGAGCGCTTCGCCGGCTTGCAGCTGGACAAGAACTTCAAGCCGCTGACGCTGGACCAGCTCAAAGAGTTGGAGCCGCTGGCGTTCGAGCGGGCAGGGATCAACTGATCCGCGCCACGAAACTTCGGGCCACCCTTTTGTGGCGCGCATTCCAGGCCTCGCTATCGCGGGGCTTTTTCTTGCCCGCCAGGCGGGCCAACCAATCCCAAGGGGATAGCCACATGCCTTTTGACTTCGACCCGGCCGCCCACGGCCTCACCCTCGACGAAACCCAAACTGCCGCGCTGAAGGCAGCGCTGGGCGGCGAGGTGCAGAAATTCCTGGACGGCGAGGTCTCGGGCCTCAAGTCCAAAAACACCGAGCTGATCGGCTCCAACAAGACCATCAAGGCCGAGCTGGACAAACTGAAAGGTCAGTTCGACGGCCTGGACATCGAGGCGGTCAAGGGTCTGCTGGCCAAGGCCGGCCAGGACGAGGAAACCAAGCTGATCGCCGAGGGCAAGCTGGACGAGGTCATCAGTCGTCGCACCGAGCGCCTACGCACCGACCTGGACAAGCAGGTCAAGGCCGCCAACGAGCGTGCGGACAAGGCCGAAGCCTTCGCCGCCAAGTACAGCGACAAGGTGCTGGCTGACTCCATCCGCGCTGCCGCCATCAAGGCCGGCGCGCTGCCTGAGGCTGCTGAGGACATCATCCTCCGCGCCCGAGGCACCTTCAAACTGAGCGAAGACGGCGAGCCTGTCGCCACTGACCGTGCCGGCGAAGTCGTGTACGGGAAGGACGGCAAGACCCCGCTGTCTCCCCTCGAATGGGCGGAATCGCTGCGCGAAACCGCTACCCACCTGTGGCCAAGGGCTCAGGGTGCCGGGCAGACCGGCGACAACAATGGCAAGGCCATGAAGAAATGGGGCGAGTACACCGAGGCGGAGCGCGCTGCGCTGGCCAGGGACAACCCCGATGCGTTCAAAAAACTCCAAGCCACCCAAGGAACCTAATCCATGGCCACGACCCAGCTGTCGGACATCTTCGTCCGCGACTACTACGGCGCGCTGGCGCCGGTGAACACCCCCGAAAAAACCGCCGTCTTTGAATCGGGCATCGTGACCCGCTCGCCGACGCTGGACAACATCGCCAACAACGGCCAGGGCACTTCCGAGATCAGCTACTGGCAAGATCTCGACGCCGACGAGGCGCCGAACATCTCGAACGACAACCCGGACGATTTGGGTGAGGTCGGCAAGGCCGAGCAAGGCAGCATGCGCGCTCGTACGCTGTACCTCAACAAAGGTTACGGTGTCGCTGACCTCACCGCCGAGCTGGCCAACAGCGAGCCGATGCAGCACATTCGCAACCGCTTCGGTACCTACTGGACCCGCCAGTGGCAGCGTTACCTGCTGGGTGCCGCCCGAGGCGTCATCGCCTCTAACATCGTCAACAATGGCGGCGACATGGTCAAAGACGCCGGTCCCAGCATCAGCGCCTCCGCATTCCAGGACGCAGCCTTCACCGCCGGCGATGCCGCCGACATGTTTGGCGCCATCGGTGTGCACTCGGTAGTAATGAATCAGATGGTCAAACAGGACCTGATTGAGTACCTGCGCGACTCGACCGGCAAAATCATCCTGGCAACCTATCTCGGCAAGCCGGTGTTCATGGACGACAGCCTGACCTACGCGCCTGGTCAGTTCCTGTCGATCTTCTTCGGTCAAGGCGCATTCGGCTACGGCGAGGGCACCCCGCACACTCCAGTCGAGATGCAGCGCAAGCCTGACGGCGGTAACGGTGGGGGCGCCGAGGTTCTGTGGGAGCGCAAGACCTTCATCCTGCAGCCTGCCGGGTTTAGCTGGAAGGGCAGCAACAACTTGAACCTGAGCCCGAATGCCACCCAGTACGCCAGCGCCGCGAACTGGGAGCGTGTATTCGACCGCAAGCAGGTTCCGTTCGCTGCTGTAATCAGCGGCACCGCCACCCCTTGATCCCATGATGCAGGGCGCTGACTTGGCGCCCTGCGCAGGAGAACACCATGAAAGTCATCTACACCGACAAGCCAGGCCGTGAGCGCGGCGTTTGTTATCGGCTCCTGAGCCAATTCTTCGGGGTCATCGACGGCGCAACGCATGTTGTGGTCGAAGGTGAGGCGCCTGAGATCGTCGAGGCCTACGAGGCGGCCGGCATCAAGGTTGGCGACCAATACGCCCAGGAACAGCCTGAAACTGACCCGCGCAAGATGAAGGTGCCCGAGCTGAAGGAGTGGCTCGCCACCAAGGGTATTGATTTCGACGCCAGCGCTAAGAAAGAAGATCTGCAAGCCCTGATTCCGCAGGAGTAAGCGATGACCGACTTCATCACCGTTGCTGATGTTGACCAGGCGCTCGGGCAGGGTTGGGCTGGCGACGGTGATGCGGTTCTCGCCGTTGCCATGGCCAATGCCTGGCTCACGGCCAAGATCAAGCGACCTGTGCCAGACCCGGTGCCTGACGCCATCGTGAGTGCCGGAGCGCAGGTGGCCAAGCTGGCTGCGGCCGGCAAGCTGTACAGGGATACCCAGCGCGAGGTGCAGAGCAAGACGGTTTCGGCCCAGGCTGGCACCTCGACCAGCAAGACGTACGTCGCGGGGTCTGTAGATCGCTCCGCTGGCGAGAGCTTCGCCCTCGACCTTCTCGCCCCATGGATCCGCCGCTCTGGCACTGTGATGCTCAAGAGGATTTGACCCATGGGCATGCGCGAAGAGATCCAGGCCGACCTGGCGGAAGCGTTCGATGATCCAGATGGCCTGGCCGATGCGGTAAAGCCGGTTTCAGGGAGCCGTACCGTAAAGGGCGGATACGACCCCGAGATTGGCGGCACCGTCCCGGCTTCGACCATCTATTACACCGGGCGCGGCGTGTTCGGCAGCTACCTGGCCAAAGAGATCGACGGGACCCGTATCCAGACCGAGGACGTGAAGTTGCTGGTGCTTCAGAACGAGCTTTTCGAGGGACAGGCCGGTGCCGCCACAGACGCCCCGGCGGCGCCCAAGATCGGCGACCAGGTGAGCGGCTACCGCGTGCTCAACGTTTCCGAGGACCCAACCCAGGCGACATGGACCATTCAGCTGAGGAAGTGACATGGCACGCAGCTCACACATGGTCCAGCGGTACGGCGGGCAGCAGGGCGACTTCGCTGAAGCCATACGGGCGTTCGCCGAGCAGGCTGAGCAAGCCTTGGACGCCACCTTCCGCGAAATCGTGATCGAAATCGGCAGCAGCGTCATCCGCATGTCGCCGGTAGGCAACCCGGAACTATGGGCGGCCAACGTGGCTCACCGGGCCAAGGCCAACAAGGCTGCCGATGACTACGACTTCAAAGTCGCGGTACGCAACACCCTGATCAACCTGAATCAGGACAACTTCACCAAGGCCGGCAGGCTGCGTAAAGGCGTGAAGTACGCCAAGCCCCTGACCAAGACCGAGCGAGAGCAGAACTTCGCTGTGAACGGCCTAGTTGCCGGCCAGGGATACGTTGGCGGGCGGTTCCGGGGCAACTGGCAGTTCTCCATCGACTCTCCGGCGACTGAGGAACTCGACCGCATCGATCCGTCGGGCAGCGAGGCCATTACCGCGCTCATCACCCAAGTGCAGGCGCTGACCATCGGCCAGACCGCGTTCATCGTGAACAACTTGCCGTATGCCATCCCGCTGGAATACGGGCATTCGTCGCAGGCTCCGGCTGGCATGGTCCGGGTCACGCTCGCAAACTTCCAGCGCATCGTCGACGAAGCCATCAGGAACAACCGCGTATGAGCCAAGCAAAGGCCCGCCAAGCTATTGAAATCAAGCTGATGGCTTGGGCCGCGGCGCGACCGATCCGTGTTGCGAACTTCGAACAGGAGTTCGTGGCTCAGCAGGGTGAAACATACCTGCAAGCGTTTCAGCTGCCGGGAGCAACTACCTGTCGTTATCTGGGCGGGGATGCCTACGAGTACGCCGGCGTCTACCAGGTGAGCATCGTTTGCCCGGCGGGTCAGCCACTGGCTACCGCTGAGAGTCTGGTCGAGGAGCTTTCGAGCCTCTTCCGAGTGGATTCGGAGCTCAGCCGCAACGGCTTCGAGGGCCTGGTCACCGAACCAGTTGACCAGGGGCCAACCATTACCGAGTCGGCGACCTACACGGTCCCGGCCAGCTTCACCTACCGCGGTGTCGCGGATCTACCGCCCGCTGGGGCATAACCAACCGCCGCCCGGCGGGCTATCAAGAGGAAACAAACCATGGCCGCACGCTTCCCGCTGCCAAACGGCGCCGTGCTGGAGATCGCACGCGTCATCGGCGCCGCCGTCCCATTCACCGCGCTGACCAATGCGAAGCCTCCGGTGGCAGCCGCTGCCGGTCACACCATCCAGAACGGCGACGTTCTGCTGGTCAACTCCGGCTGGGCGCTGATCAACGACCGTGCCGTTAAGGCATCCGCTGTTGCTGCTGACGCGTTCTCCCTGGCCGGCCTGGACACCAGTGATGTAGAGCGTTACACCGCCGGGGCTGGGGTTGGCTCTGTGCTCCCGGTATCCGACTGGGTGCAGATCTCCAAGGTAACGTCTTTCAACTCGGCCGGGGGCGAGCAGCAGTACGCTACTGTCGGGTACCTAGAAGACGACGATGACAAACAGTTCCCAACCAACCGCAACCCGACAACCCTGTCTATTGTGGTCGAGGACCAGCCCTCTGCGGCTTACGTTGAGGCCGTTGAAGGCTACGACTCTTCGAAAGAGCTTGCAGTTATTCGTCTGAAGCTGCGCAACGGTGACCATATCCTGTATCCAGGCTACGTCAGCATCACTCCAGATCCCACAATGGAGCGGAACAACGTGATGACCCGCACCATCAGCGTCGGCCTGTCGGCTCGCTCGCTTCGTTACCTGGCCGGCGCGTAAGGAATTCTCATGGCGAAGATCAAAATCGCGCAGAACCCCACTTTCGCTGCCGTGGTGCAGGTTCCGCGCATTGGCGCCGAGCCGGCACCGGTGGAATTCCAGTTCCGCTACATGGACCGCGTGGCCCTGTCCGCAATGTTCGACCGCTGGAACAAGGCGCGCGACGCCTGGGCGGAAAAGGCCCAGAAGGACGGCGCGACTTGGGAGGAGGTCACTACCGGGGAGATAGCCCTGCAGGCTGAGCAACTGGGCGAGATCGTTACAGGCTGGGACTTGGAGGACGAGTTCAGCGCCAAGGCCATCGTCGACCTGGTACGCACCTGTACCGGCGCACCGAAGGCAGTAATCGACGCCTACCAGGCCGCCTACAGTCCGGCCCGCTTGGGAAACTGAAGGCGGCGGCCCGGGCTTGCTACGAGCGCGGCCCGTCCGCTGAGCAACTGACGGCGCTGGGGCTGACCCTTGATGACATCGAGGAGGAGGTAGTGGAGGTCTTGCCGGATGCCTGGCCTGCCTTCCGCCTGTTCGATGCGCTGGGCACACAGTGGCGGGTGGCTTCGGGCGGCCCGTCCGGCCTGGACTACACCGCCATTCCTGCAACCGCCTCAATGCTCGGCATCAAGCGCCGCGACCTCACCGACATTTTCCCCGATCTCCGCGTCATGGAGGTTGAGGCCTTGGCCGTCATGGCCGAATCGATGGAGTAGATCATGACCACCATTGCCTCTCTCGGTCTTCAGATCGACTCCGGTGATGCCGTCGAAGCCAAGGACAACCTCGATCAGCTGACGGACGCCGGCAAGCGCAGCGAGGAGTCGGCTGGGCGAACCGGTCGAGCCTGGGAGACTGCCCTGGGCAGCCTGCAGGGTGACACCCGGCAGATCGTGCAGGAACTGCAGGCGCTCAACGCCAAGCAGACAGAGTTGGCGCAGCAGATGGCCACCGTGGGGCGCGCCGTTACCAGCGCTTCCACGGCATTCAGCAGCGCCGCGGCGAACATGGGCGCGTTCCGGACCGAGGCCGCGCAGGCGGGTAAGGTGCAGGAGGCGCTCACCACCGCCACTGATGCCGGTGCCCAGGCTGGCCGGCGCGCCGCTGAATCCGCCGACGAGCAGCAGGCCAGGATTCTGGCCGTGGCCAAGGCCTCGCTGGAGGCCAGCCAGTACGTTCAATCGCTCAACCGGGCAACCGAGCAGAGTGCCGAGGTAACTGCCCAGGCTAACGCTGTATTGTCGGACAGCGCCAGTCGTCAAGCGTCCATCAATAGCCGGGCCCAGGCCCTCATCGCCACAGAAGAGCGCCAGGCGGAGGCGGCGAAGAAGGCCGCCGGCGCGCATCGGGAAGAAGGCCAGGCGCTCGAGGAGTTGCTGGGCAAGATTGACCCGACTGTCGCAGCAATGAGCCGTCTGGACCAGATGGAACAGAAGCTCAAGGGCTTCCGCGCCAGTGGCGCGCTCGATGCGGAGACATTCGGCGAGTACCAAGCGAAGATCGACCAAGCGCGTACCGCCCTGGGCGGCGCCGACACCGCGCTGAACAAGACGGGCATGACAGCCAAAGCAACGGCTGCCGCGCTGCGCGGCGTGCCGGCGCAGTTCACCGATATCGTGGTGTCCCTGCAGGGTGGCCAGGCGCCGCTGACGGTTCTTCTGCAGCAGGGCGGGCAGCTCAAGGATATGTTCGGCGGCATTGGGCCGGCGGTTCAGGCGCTGGGCGGCTATGTGGCAGGCTTAGTGAACCCGTTCACCGTCGCCGCCGCAGCAGTTGGCGTGCTGGGTTACGCCTACTACTCCGGCAGCGAGGAGGCGATCGGTTTCCAGAAGGAACTGATCAAGACTGGCAATGCCGCCGGCACGACGGCGGACCAGATGTCGGGAATGGCGCGCCAGGTCGCCGCGACCGTCGGCACCACTGGTGCCGCGGCTGAAGTGCTCACCCAACTGGCCGGTAGCGGCAAGATCGCTTCCGACAGCTTCGTCGAGATCACCGAGGCCACCCTGGAGTGGCGCTCTGCCACCGGCAAGGCGGTCGAGGAGACGGTGGCCGAGTTCGTGAAGATCGGCAAGGACCCGGTAGCGGCTGCCAAGGACCTGAACGAGCAGTACAACTTCCTGACCGCTGCAACCTACTCGCAGATCGTTGCCTTGAAGGAGCAGGGCGACACCATCGGGGCGACCAAGCTACTCACCGATACCTACGTCGATACCATCAGGAACCGCAGCAAGGAGGTCACCGAGAACCTGTCGCTGTGGGAGCGCGGGTGGAAGTCGTTGAAAGGCGAGGTGGCCGCCACTGTCGATGCACTCAATGACGTTGGTCGGGATCAGGACATCGCGAGTCGGATCGTCGACATGCAACGCCAGGTCGCCGCGGCGCAGAGCGCTGTAAATGCCGACGCTGACGATATCGATGCCCAGAAGAAGCTCACCAACGCCAGCCTTGAGCTGAAAGGTCTGATTCAGCAGCGCGACACACAGCAGGCGATTGCCCGGGCCCGCGAGCTGGATGTTCAGCGCCAGCAGGCAGCCATCGTTGCAATCGGCAAGATCGATGCGCTGGAAAAGTCTGCCAGGACCAACGCCGAGAAGCGCGCTGATGCGCTGAAGGAGTACAACAAGTCGCTGGAGGCGATCCGCAAGGTCAGCCCGAACGACGAGCGCCTGAAGCCCGAGAACATCGCCCGTGTTCAGGCCGACATCGCCAAGCAGTTCAAGGACCCTGCCGGTCGCACAGGGTCGGTCGACCTCTCAGGCTTCAACGACCAGAAGAACGCACTGAGCGCCATCCTGGCCGAGTACAAGAACCACCAGAAGGAACTGGATGCGGCGCAGAAGGCCGGCCTGATCTCCCGGGAGTCGTACGCCGCCCAGCGAGCCGCAATCATCGAGCAGCAGAAGGCCGAGGTCACGAACGCCTACGAGGCAGAGATCAAGGCGCTGGAGGAGGCCAAGGGGCGAAGCAGTACCAGCGCCCAACAGCGAATCCAGCTCGACCAGAAAATCGCCGATGCCCGCGCGGCCATGGTTAAGGCACAGAAGGACGCCGATACCGAGCTTTCGGTGCTGGCGACCAATGAGCAAGGCCGGTTGGCCAAGCAGGCCAGGGCTGTGCAGACCTACACCGACGCCCTCGACCAGCAGGTCCTGGCGCTGAGACAGCAGGGGCAGCGCTCCGCCGCCAGCCTTGGGCTCGGTGATCGCCAGCGCGGCTTGCAGGATCAGCAGAACGGCATCACTGATCGGATGAACCAGCAGCGCCTGGACCTTGCCAACCAGTACGGTGACGGCTCCCGCGGCATGAGCCTCGATGAGTACAACCAGAAGCTGGCGGCCTTGAGCAAGACCGAGAAGGACCTGCAAGAAACCACCATAGCCAACTACGACCAGATGACGGCCGCCCAGGGCGACTGGCGCAAGGGGGCGTCGTCGGCCTTCCAGAACTACCTGGAGCAGGCCCGGGATGTCGCCGGGCAGACGAGGTCCCTGTTCACGAATGCGTTCAGCTCGATGGAGGATGCGGTTGTGAACTTCGCCATGACCGGCAAGTTCTCGTTCGCGGACTTCACCAAATCGGTGCTGGCAGATATGGCGCGCATCGCGACACAGCAGGCTGCTTCTGGGCTGCTGGGAAGTCTGGTGAGCTGGGGCGTGTCGGCTGCTTCCGCTTATTTCGGCGGTGGCACCGGTAACGGCATGGAGGCAGGGTCTGCAGGCGCGGTGTCGTCCAACCTTGGCGCGTCGCAGGCCGGCTATTCCAGCGCCTACTTCCCGCAGGCGTTGGGTGGCGCTTGGTCGAACGGCGTTCAGCTATTCGCCAATGGTGGCGCCTTCACCAACTCCATCGTGAGCACTCCGACCGCTTTTGGCATGGCCGGCGGCAAGCTGGGAGTGATGGGAGAGGCTGGTGACGAGGCTGTCATGCCCCTTACGAGAACGGCGGGCGGCCAGCTTGGAGTGATGGCGGTTGGCGGCGGTGGCGGCGGAACGGCGATCAGCGTGTCCGCGCCCGTTAGCATGGTGGTGGAGGACAGGAGTAGCGAGGGCATGCAACTTGATCAAGCGCTGCTCCAGCAGAACATGCAGAAGCAAATGCAGATGGCTGCCGAGAAGGCGGTCGCTGACTCATGGCGTCCAGGTGGCGTCAGCCATCGCAATACCAGCGGGAGGCGCTGATGGCCATCGAAAAATTCAGCTGGCCAACCCAGCGCGGGGAAACGCCGGAGATCAGCTACCGGACCCGCGAGTCACGCTTCGGCGGCGGGTACCGGCAGGTCGTCGGCGACGGACCCAATAACAAGGAAGACAGCTACCCCATCACGGTTACCGGCACGAAGGCTCAGGTTCGCAAGATCATGGAGTTCTTCGATAAGCATGGCGGGGCCAAAGCTTTTTTATGGACCACTCCGCTTGGCGATCTGGGTTTGTTCACCTGCAAAGATCCCAAGCCTACCCCGGTCGGCGGCGGTCGCTTCAAGGTTGCCGCCACCTTTGAGCGGGCCTTTCACCCATAAGGAACCAGTATGTCACTGATCAAGGACATCCAGACCCTGGAGCCTGGCAGCGAAGTATTGCTATTCGAGCTGGATGGCTCGGACTTCGGTGCCGACATGCTGCGGTTCCATGGCCATGCAATTCCGCATACCCCAGAAGAGCTGGCGGCAGCCGGCGCGAATGCCGATCAGTTGCCGGCCAAGTCAATCTGGTGGCAGGGCAACGAGTATGGCGCCTGGCCGATGCAGATTGACGGCATCGAGGCGAACTCGGACGGCACCGCGGTGAGACCCACGCTAACCGTTGGCAACGTCAACGGCAGGATCACGGCGCTGTGCCTTGCCTTCGACAACCTGCTCGAATTCAAGCTGACCATGCGCCATACGATGGCGCGCTATCTGGATGCTGCAAATTTCCCCGCAGGCAACCCGGAGGCTGATCCGACCGAGGAAGCGATCGAGGTCTGGTACATCGATCAAAAGGTGTCCGAGAACGGCACCACGGTAGCGTGGGAGCTGGCCAGCCCCGGCGATGTTGGCGGAGAGACGATTGGCCGGCAGATGACCCAGCTATGCCACTGGGCGATGACCGCCGGCTACCGCGGCCCCAACTGCGGATACACCGGACCTTACTTCGACCTCGACGGCAACCCCACGGACGACCCGGCCAAGGACCAGTGTAATGGCTGCCTCGACACCGGATGCACTGTCCGTCACGGCCAAGGCAACCAACTGCCCTTCGGTGGCTTCCCGGCCGTTTCCCTCATCGCGCGGAGCTGACCATGCGCAAACACATCCTCGCCGCCGTGCAAGCGCACGCTGCTGCGGATTACCCGCGCGAGTGCTGCGGGCTGATCATCGCTGTTGGCCGCTCCCACAGGTATATGCCGTGTGAAAACGCCTCCGCCGACCCTGCTGAAGAGTTCCGGATTTCGCCGGAGCAGTATGCTGAAGCGGAAGACCAGGGCGATGTAATCGGCATCGTGCACTCCCACCCGGACGCAACTAGCAAGCCGTCGCCACGCGACCTTGCCATGTGCGAAGCCACGGGTCTGCCCTGGCACATCCTGTCGTGGCCTGAAGGCGACCTGCGTTCCATCACTCCCACCGGCCACACGCCGTTGCTTGGCCGGCCGTTCGTGCACGGCGCCTGGGACTGCTGGCAGGTGTGCGCAGACTGGTACAAGCGTGAGTGGGGCCTGGAGTTTCCCGCCTATGCACGGGAGGAGGGATGGTGGGAACAGGCAGGCGGCCCGAGCCTTTACGAGCAGGCTTACGAGGCCGCCGGCTTCTGCCGGGTCAGCCAGCCGCAGCGCGGCGACATGATCGTCATGGCCGTTGGGCGTACCGCCCACCCGAATCACGCCGGAATTTACCTGGGCGACACCGCGCAGCTGCCCGAGGAGCATGCCCAGGCCTTCGGGCCAGGCCCCTTTATGCTGCATCACCTGCTCGGAAGACCATCAGAAATCATCGTGTTCGGCGGTCCCTGGCTAGACCGGACGCGTCTTGTGTTGCGTCATCGGGACGCGAACTGAAGCGGCTAAGCCGCGGGAGTGCTAATGACCCATTCACCAACACCTGCATTGGAAGAAGTAAATAAAAGGATCGAGACCTTGGAGGCTCGACTCAGCATGGAGTCGAGCTTGAGGATGGCTTACGAGGCGCTGCTAACAGCGCGGGTCGAGGATTTGGCCGAACATATTAAGCAGTTGCAGCGATCTGCTTGAGCTTGGCTCGCGCGAGATCTTCAATTTCCTGGATGGAGTAGGCACCGAGGGGTTTCGTCGAAAGATCTAGCTCGACCATTAGTTGGGTGCCGGTTCCGTCGCTAAGACCTGCTACGGCTTTTGCAGGGATTACCAGGTTAAGCTGAACAAGTTTTGTAGCCATTGCATTCTCCATAAGGTATCTGCGCCTTGATGGCATGCCCCAGTCCATGGGCTTTCCGGCAACGGACCAGGGCGGTTCGTTGGAGGAGCAAAGCTACTATGGCGAAATGCTGGCGCGGTACTGGCATTTCATCCACGCTGGATGCTTGGCCAGGCCGGCTGGTACAGTCGCCGTTTTCAAGGGAGGGATGTCATGCGAGTTCTGATCGGAGCAGTGGGGCTGGCTTTGGTGGCTGGATGTGCAAGCGTTGCCGAAACGCGGAGTAATCCGCCACTCGTGGTTTTGGAGTCACATAAGCCAGCTAGAGATGTCGCGGAGTGTATTCGTGATAGTTGGCAGAGCACGACCGTCCTGGGCGCAAGCGTCGGCGGAATTCTGCAGTCATCTGGCAAGCGCTACTCGGTTCTCGCGCCAGATGCGCAGGCCCCTTTGCACCTCGTGGATGTAGTGCCAGGAAAGGATGGCTCCACGGTTCGATATCATTTCTATCGCACATGGCAGTCACCGCTGGCGCGGGTCACCGACGCGGTTAAGGCCTGCGCCCAGTAAGCCACTCACTCTACTCAAGCCACCTTCGGGTGGCTTTTTTGTTTATGGAGGAAAGTAATGCCCCCCTTAGCGATTGAATATCAGCCAATGACCAACGTACTGCTATACGGCAAGCTTCGACAGTTCGGTCGGTGTTTCAGGCTCTCTGTTCGATCTCCTGCAGAAGCGATCAAGGCCCTCTGTATCCAAGTACCTGGCTTTGAACAGTTCATTGCTAATGCCAAGGCGGAGGGTCTCGAATTTGCCATCTTCCGCGGACAGAAAAACTTGGAGGAAAAGGAGCTCGGTTTCGGAGGAAGTGGCGATATTCGCATAGCCCCAGTGATTGCCGGGAGCAAGCGTGCCGGCGTTCTGCAGACCATCATCGGTATTGCGATTGTGGCCTTGGCCTGGTGGAACCCGCTCGGCTGGTCTGCTGCTACTGCTCTCGCTGTTGGTATGGGTGGTGGCTCAATGGCAGTGGGCGGTGTGATTCAAATGCTGAGCCCGCAGGCTCAAGGGCTCAGCATGAGTGGCGCTCCCGAGAACCTGCCGTCCTACGCCTTCGGCAGCGCCAAGAACACCACCGCCAGCGGCAACCCTGTCCCTATCTGCATCGGCGACCGCCGCTGGGGCGGGGCGATTATCTCTGCCTCCATCGAGGCGCAAGATAAGGTCTAGTCAGTTGACTGCCTTGCACTTTTTCAGTACTTTTCAGCTACGTTGTACAAGTTGCATGAGATCGGCGCCTAACGGCGCTTTTTTTATGCCTGTAGAAATGCCAAAGCCCCGGACGTGAAAGCGTGTCGGGGCTTTTTTGTGCCCGCGAATCCCCTCGGGGATACCGGTGCAGGCTAGGTCAGATCAACCGAAAAGGGACGGTTTTGCTCCGCCTACGCCCCTGCCTGCACCGCCTTCTTCAGGCGGAAGGAGCTACCCATGAACAACAACGTCATTCCGTTCCACTATGAAGGCCAGGCCGTTCGCTTCAATAGCGAGGGCTGGGTCAACGCTACCGATGTGGCCAAGCGATTTGGCAAGCGTCCAGTGGATTGGCTCAAGCAGGAAGATACCAAGCTGTACATGCAGGTGATGGCGGATGCTTTGGGCTTAGACACCAAAGTGACTCAGGGTCACTTTGGTCTGGTGCGTACTGCTCGCGGCGGCAAATCTCCGGGGACATGGCTCCATCCGAAGCTGGCGGTCGTGTTTGCGCGATGGCTAGATATGAAGTTCTCAGTCTGGTGCGACCTGCACATTGACGCTCTGCTGCGCGGTGAGCTGAATGAAAAGCAGCAGTTCGATCGTGCTTGCCGCGCGCTGGACGATGGACAGCAGGTCGCCAGCCTAAGTGGACGCGAACTGGCTCGATGGAAGGGGCGCAAACCCGCTCTGGTTCATCAGGTCGAGTACTGGCGCGAACAACTTCAGATGACGTTAGGACTCGATGCGGCCTGAGCGCCGCTCGACATAGCAACCGCCTCCGGGCGGTTTTTTATTGCCCGGAGGAAAGCATGGGCCCAGCAGATCAACTGGATATCACTGGCGCCAAGGGCGGCAGCAGCAAGCCGAAAACGCCTGTCGAGGCTCCTGACAGCCTACAGTCGACCAACATCGGCAAGATTCTAATTGCCGTGGGCGAGGGTGAGTTCGACGGCGCTCCCACTGACCGTGACATCTTCCTCGACAATACCCCGATCGTTGATACCAGCGGCAATGTGAATTTCCCCGGGGTGAAGTGGGAGTGGCGACCAGGTTCGGTCGAGCAGGACTACATCCAAGGCATCCCGGCGATCGAGAACGAGACCACCGTTAATGTGGAGCTGCGTAGCGACAATCCATTTGCCCGCGCTCTGAGCAACACCCAGCTCTCGGCTGTGCGCGTGCGAATGGTCTGGCCGCGCCTGGCGCAGCAGGACAGCAGTGGCAATACCAATGGCTACCGCATTGAATACGCCATCGATATCGCTACCGATGGTGGCGCCTATGTCGAGGCACACTTGGGGGCGGTGGACGGCAAGACCACCAATGGCTACCAGCGCTCGGTGCGCGTGAACCTGCCAAAAGCAACGTCCGGCTGGATGCTGCGCGTGCGTCGCATCACTCCGAATGCCAACAGCGGCACTGTGGCCGACACGATGACCATCGCTGGCTACACCGAGATCATCGACGAGAAGCTGCGCTACCCGAACACCGCGCTGCTGTACATCGAGTTCGATGCTCAGCAGTTCCAGAACATCCCGGCCGTGACAGTGAAGTGCAAGGCTAAGCGCTGGCCTGTGCCGAGCAACTACGATCCTATTGGGCGTACTTATACCGGCGTATGGGACGGCACCTTCAAGCAGGCTTGGACCAACAACCCCGCGTTCGCCACGTATGGTATCTGCGTGGAGGACCGTTTCGGCCTGGGCAAGCGCATCAAGTCGTGGATGGTCGACAAGTGGGAGATGTACCGCATTGCGCAGTACTGCGATCAGCTGGTGCCGGATGGGATGGGCGGGCAAGAGCCGCGCTATCTGTGCGACATGAACCTGCAGGGCCGCGCCGAAGCCTGGACGCTGCTGCGTGACTTGGCAGCCATCTACCGGGGTATGGTGTATTGGGCTCACGGCTCGCTGTTCATGCAGGCGGATATGCCGCGCGCCCAGGACATCGATTACGTCTTCACCCGGGCCAACGTGATCGACGGCGACTTCGTGTACGGCGGCGCCGAGCGCAACACCCACTACAGTCGGGCGCTGGTCAGCTATGACAACCCGGCCAACAACTATGACACCGACGTGATTCCGGTGACCGATTTGGCGCTCCAGCGCCGGTACCGGGACCGTCCGATCGAGATTTCGGCCATCGGCTGCACTCGGGCCTCCGAAGCCCAGCGCCGCGGCAAGTGGGCGCTGCTGAGCAACAGCCAAGACCGCACCGTCACCTTCAAAACCGGCATGGAGGGGCGCATTCCGCTGCCGGGCTACGTCATTCCTGTGGCTGACGAGCTGGTGGCGGGCCGTCCGAATGGCGGGCGGATCTCTGCGGCTGCCGGTCGCGTCGTGACACTGGACCGTGACACGCCGATCAAAGCTGGTGACCGCCTGATCCTGAACCTGCCGAACGGGACCGCCCAAGCCCGGACGGTGCAGTCGGTCAGCGGCCGAGCCGTCACGGTGACCGTTGCTTACGGCGTGCAGCCAGAGCCTCAGCTGCAATGGGCAATCGACTACGACGACCTGGCGGTGCAGCTCTTCCGGGTACTGAAAACGGTTCGAACCCAGGAAGGGGAGTACGAAATCACGGCGCTCGAGTTCAATCCGAGCAAGTTCGCGGCCATCGATACTGGCGCCAAGCTGGACGAGCGCCCGATCAGCGCCATCCCGATAACCGTTGTGCCACCGCCGGCCAGCGTCTCGCTGACTTCGGCCTACGCCGTGGATCAGGGCATCGCCGTCAGCACCATGACTATCGCCTGGCCGGCAGTGCAGGGCGCGGTAGCCTATGACGTGGAGTGGCGCAAGGACAGCGGCAACTGGGTACGCCTGCAGCGGACCGGAACCACCTCGGTGGACGTGGTCGGCATCTATGCGGGCGCGTACCTGGCCCGCGTGCGCGCCGTCAGCTCCTTCGACATCACCTCGATCTGGCGTGATTCGACGCTCACAGAGCTGAAGGGCAAGGAAGGCGCGCCGCCTGCTGTGACCTACCTGTCTGCCGAGCCGCTGATCTTCGGTATATCGCTCAAGTGGGGCATTCCGCCCGGTGCGGAGGATACCCAGCGCACTGAGATCTGGTACGGCCCAACGAACAGCCTGGAGGCGGCTACCAAGTTGGCCGATCTGGCCTTCCCTCAGACCGAGTACGTGATGCAAGGTCTGGCTGCGGGGGTGTCGTTCTTCTTCTGGGCTCGACTCGTCGACCGGACAGGAAACATTGGCCCCTGGTACCCAGTTGGTAATGGCGTGCTGGGTCAATCAGGCTCTGACGGTGGTCCTGTGCTGAGCCTGCTGGGAGGGCGTATCACTAAAAGCGAATTGGGTCAGGATATTCTGGAGTTGATTACCCAGATCCCGGGCCTACAGGATCAGATCGACGCGCTCGGTGGGCTTCAAGCCTACGTCAAAGAGCAGCCGTACCAAAAGGGGCAGATGGTTGTTGGCGATGGACGAATTTACCAGGCCAAGCAGGACATCCCTGCAGACCCAACCGGGGCGAGCGCTCCCCCGAATCCCGCCTTGTGGGATGACGTGGGCCAGTCCCTTGAAGCCGCCAATGGCTTGGCCCAACAGGTCGCGACCAACACCGCTGATATTGCCGAAGTAGACGGGAAGGTAACGGCCACTGCCGGCAGCCTCCAGGCTTTGCGAGCCTCGGCCCGCGAAGACAATGGCGAGGGTGACCTGCTGGACGCTCTGAAGGGATGGGATAGCACCGCGAGCTATGCCCAGGAAGTCAAGGTCCTGGCTGAGGCTGACTTTGCGCAGGCACAGCGCACGACAGCACTCGACGCCCGGGTCGGAACGAATGAGGCAAATCTCACCGAGCTTGAAAGCGTTGTAGCGACGAACGAAAGCGCCACAGCTTTGAAGATTTCCCAGCTGGGCGTGACCGTTGGCCAGAATACGGCTGCCATTCAAGAAACGTCGAAGGTTACGGCTGATCTGTCCGGCGACCTCAGTTTGATGTGGAGCATGAAGTTCCAGCTGAATGCGAGCGGACAGTTGGCCTACGCAGGCATTGGGGCAGGCATCAAGAACGGGCCTGGCGGGCTGCAGTCAACACTGCTTTTTACCGCCAACCAGATCGCTTTCGCCAATCCAACCACCCCGGGCGCGATGGATTATCCGTTCATCATCAGTAACGGGCAGAACTTCTTGGGCTCAGCCTTCATCCAGGACGGCACGATCACCAACGCCAAGATCGGCAGCTACATCAGCTCGACCAACTATGTGGCTGGTCAGTTGGGATGGATCTTGAGCAAGGATGGCACCTTCGAGATCAACGGCAGCGTTGCAGGCCAGGGTCGATTACTGATCAACAACCAGCGGCTGCGCATCTATCACGCCAACGGCAATCTGGCGATCGACTTGGGAGTGAACGTATGACGGCAGGCCTGAAGGTCTATGACCCGAGCGGCCTGTTGTTGCTCGACATGACCAGCTCGATCAGTCAGATGATCGGCTACGTGGACACGGGGGCGGCCAACGGGTCGCTCTCGATTCCCCTGGCACCTGTGGGGAAAACGCTCTTCTACGCCATCACTGAGCTTTCTGCCCAGAACAAGTACTTGGGAAAACGACCTGGTGTGACGCTGGCGGTCGGGGTGTCCAGCGCAACACTGTCCTGGCAGTACTCATACCCCGGCGGGTGGGGATTTTACTCCCTGAATTGTCGAATTCATTACGGATATCGCTAATGTCAGCAGGAATGAAAGTTTACAAGGAGGACGGCAGTCTCCTGTTCGACACCGAGAAAATCACATACGGCTTGCTCAAGAGCGGCTATCTGTCATACCAGCTGAACTGGCCAAGGCTTGACTATCGTTCGCTCAACTTGCCCCCGAACGAGGGCAGCAGTTATGCGGAGTCTTCAACATCTGACCCCATTCATGGGTTTAGCGTGGTAGGGGCGGTTGCGCCCATTGTGTTCATTGTTGGTTCTGGAATAAGTTGTGGGTCGTCGAAGTCAGGGGATGTCACTACGTTTTATTACCTTGCGGCTAGCCCTTCAACTAAATTTTACTATTTCGACACAATGAGAGCTGGTGCCAGTGGTGCAGGGCTTAAGTGTTATGATACGTCCGGGAACATCACGTTCAATTCATTGCAGTATCCCTTGAACGTTATCGCATCGATCGCCGCTCCAGCTCCACCACCTCCAATTGTGGTAGGTGGAACAACAACCTATGGCGTCCCATTTGCCGGAGCTGCGAAAAGCGCAGAACGATTTGTGAACAGTGGTCCATATTATTGTGTGGCAAAGGTTTTCATACCGGTCGGCTCAGGTGAACTTGCTGTAAATACAACCTTTTCAAGGTCTATCGGGCAAGGGAAGATGGATTCCATGTCAGCGCCGGGTAATCCGTTTCCCGCTATTGTATATATGCAAGCCCACATGGATGGCGCTTATGGGGCAAATGGCGGAATCTATTTCATGGCATGTGACGCTGCCAGAACAACGATGTACCCCAGCAATACTTCGGCGAATAGATATTTCGATATCCCAACGGATAGATATCCTGAAGCGCTAGTTATTAGTACTGCGACTTTGCCTTTCCCATTCAATTAATAGGTGTGTTTATGCCATGGTACAGATCAGGCACGGTCGCGATCACGGTCGGCCAAACTTCGGTGGTTGGTACGAACACCGACTTCGCCGCGAATGCCAGGGTGGGGGATGCCTTCCAGGGGCCTGATGGTCGCTGGTATGAGGTGGCCAACATCGCGAGCGCAACGGTGCTGAGCATCCTGCCGGCTTACCAAGGGGCTACCGTATCCGCTGGTGGGTATGGCCTCGCTCCGATGCAGGGCTACGTCAAGGACTCGGCCGATGCGTTGCGGGCCCTCGTCAACCAGTATGGCGCCAAGCTGGCCGCGCTGGGCACCACGGGCAACTACGACATCTTGCCAGTGGCGAAGGGAGGGACTGGCGGCGCCACGGCCTCTGATGCAAGGACAAATCTTGGTCTTGGGTCCGTCGCGACAGATTCAGTGGTCCCTGTAGCCAAAGGAGGGACAGGGGGAACAACAGCTGCGGCAGCAAGATCAGGGCTTGAGCTCGGTGATGCATCGACCAAAAACGTTGGCACCTCAGCCGGCCAGGTCATGGGCGTCGGGGCAGGCGGATTACTTGGTACCGCTCCTTCAATCGCGAACCTGCACAACGTACTTAATACCGAGTTCCGCAGTGCGGCCGTTCCGTCGAACCAGCCACCAGGTGGGGATGGCTACTGGAACCTTATGCATATCCGAGCAGGCGTTGACGCTCGGTGGACCACCATCTTTGCTCAAGAAGTGAACGGCTATCGGCTCGCGTTCAAGACCGTGGCTGTCGATCAGTCTGCGGCTACTGGTTGGTCGATGATCTACCACTCCAACAACACCACTCGCGCCGCTGACGGCACTCTGAAGGCGATCTGACCATGGCAAGAGCAGCAATCAACATCAAGGGCGACGGCTCGATCCTCGATATCACATCGCTCGGCAAGTCGGATATCACTGTCGAACATCCCGGCCCCGGCCAGTACCTGGTCGCCGGAACGTTGGGCATGTGCCCGCCGCCGGAAGGCTGGGGGTATGTGATCAACCAGATGGACGCTGGCGCCTCGGTGACCACCACCTTTGCCGACGACGTGCTGCTGGTGAGCGTGGCCAAGGACGGCGAGCCAGCTGACCTGTTGCACAGCATCACCCTGCATGTGTCGGTGGAAGAGGCGCCGGTTCCACTGCCGCCTGAGCCGATACCGGCAGATCCGCTGCAGCAAGCACAGGAGGAAGTCGCCAGGCTGCGGGCGATCGCCGACGCCGCCATTGCGCCGCTGCAAGATGCTGTCGATCTGGAGGAGGCGACCGAGGCAGAGATCGCGCTGCTGAAAGAATGGAAGCGATTCCGCGTGGCGCTGAACCGCCTGCCTGAGCAAGCGGGCTACCCAGCAACCATCGACTGGCCCTCGCCGCCGGTCTGATCCGCACCGAACCCACCGACCGCCGCCTGGCGGTATTTTTTTGCCTGGAGAAAACCCATGACCCAATCCCAGCCCCGGGGCGTGCGCAACCGCAACCCTGGAAACATCGATTTCAACCCGCGCAATGACTGGCAAGGCCAGATCGGCAAAGAGCCCGGTGGCCGCTTCGCCATCTTCGACACGCCAGAGAACGGCATTCGTGCCCTGGGTAAGCTGCTGATCAACTACCGGGGCAAGGACGGCATGCCCGGCGTCGGCGGGAAGGGAATCGACACGGTGCTGGAGACCATCAACCGCTGGGCGCCGAGCAACGAGAACGACACCCAGGCTTATGCCTCGGCCGTGGCCAAGCGCATTGGCGTGAGCACCACTGACCCGATCGACATCCGACACCCGGCCACGCTGAAGGGGATGGTGATCAGCATCATCATCCACGAGAACGGCGGCAACCATTACAGCGACCAGGTGATCGACGAAGGCGTGCGGAGGGCGCTGGCATGAAGTCGTGGGCTATCAGGGTAATCGTGTTGCTGGCGCTGCTGGCTTCGTACTGGGGCGTCTACCAGCACGGACGCTCCGTGGAAAAAGCCGCGGCGGCCGAGGCATCAGCGAAACGAGACAGCGGTGACCGCCTGGCCGAAGTTATCGGCGAGCGGGCGGCTCGCCAGGAAGAACAACGACGCGCCACGGCGCAGGAGGAGGCGAGAGCCCATGCCCAGGAAGAACGAACGATCGCTGATGCTGGCGCTGCTGGCGCCGATGCTGCTGGCCAGCGGCTGCGCGACGAAGCCGGCCAGCTCGCCGCCACCGTCAGTTGCCCCGGCACGGATACCGCCGCTGTCGCCCGAGGCCAGGCAGCCACCCGCGCCGCCATGGTGCTATCCGACTTGCTCGCACGGGCTGATGCTCGAGCGGGAGAGCTGGCGAAAGCTTATGACCAAGCCCGAATAGCGGGCCAGCTGTGCGAGAGGTCCTATAATGCGCTGATCAACTGATCGGAGCGGGTAATGGAGAAGCGCACCTTTATCGGGATGATTGAGGCAGGAGAGCCCCTCTTGAAAGAGGCCCTGGATGCCATGCGTGCTTATCACCAGGCGCAGGATGAAGGGAAGCCCGCTGAGGAAGTCGAGCGGCTGCACCTCCTGGCCGAGTCCCTATTCCAAGTGGTGTGCGATTACCAACTGCGTGTGGTGGCCAAAGCGCGTGGCCAGAAACTCCCGCCTCTCCACTGATGCCGCCGGCCGGTTATTGCCGCCAGCGCGATCTGGGTTATACGATACTGTATCGATATACAGTATTGGTGCCCTATGTACTTCCTTCTCGTCCGACGCCGCGTCAATGGCGTGGCCATCCCCACGAAGCAGCTCGGGAAGATCCAGCCCCTGCGCGCCGACATCCATATTGGTGACCACCACAGCGAGCCGCTGGGCCGGGTATCCACGCAGGCCTGGGTGTTCAACCCGACGCCAGGACCCGACATCATTCCGCGGCTGCACGATGCCAAGGTCAATGGCATGGCCCAGCTCGGGATGAACATCAACGGGATTGAGGACATCGACGGCGTGCTGTACGCGCAGTCCTGGTGGTGCAGGAAGGAATGATGGTCGGGATACCGCAAGCATGGCTGGATGAGCTGAACGACCAATTCGCCCTAGTCACGGACCCCGAGGGGCGTTCCGCCGTTCTTGATGAGATGGCCTATGCCGCTCATCGTCGACGCGAGGTAAACGCCGAAACCCTGGTCGAAATGCTGGAGTTTGCGGAGGCTGCAAGGTATTGGGCGCTGACCGAGCATGAGGAGGCCTGGCACCTTGGCCTGTTTCACTATCATTCAGCGGACGAGTGGGGGAAGGACGACCCAGGACGGATCGTGGTTGGCGGGGCGCCAAGGGAGGGATTCTTGCAGTCTAAAACTAAGCGGGTGAACTCCGGTTTTGCTGGGCTAAACCTGCCCAAAGTCGGCGATGTGTTTTAGACAGGGTCGATGCATAGGCCGCGAACTACGCGACCTGAGCGGTGATTCTCACGCTACTGCTGCATTACTGGAATGTGCTGGATAGACGTACAGCCGGCTCGTACCAATTTTTGTACCAATGGCTGTGTTTTGGAGGGGGATGGAGTGTTGCGGGGAGGGCTGGAAGGCCCGTAAATACGGGCTTTCCTCACTTTCGAAAACTCTTCAAAACGTGAAAATCATCTGTGGAGTATGGCCGAAGTGCTGTCGATTGCTCGTTGAGCCGACCCCACGAAATGAAAAAACCTTCATGCTGTATCGGTTTTCCTGCCGCCATTCGTCGGTTCGCCGGGGCAAAAAAAGACCCGCCAGGTAGCGGGTCGGAAGGGACGTTGGGAGCAACGCGCAACAAAATCCGGTCAAGCGATCAGGCAGTCGGCCTTGAGCTGTTCAGCCAGGGCCAGCGCCGAGGCCCGAGTAGCCAGCGGGCCGCTGACGGCCTCGCCATTGCTTACCAGGTACCAGCAGGCCAGCAGGCCTTGCTCACGCAGTGTGACGGGGACAGCAGTGCCGACGACGGACATGATCTGAATAGTGGCCATGGGGACCTCCTGTGAAACATGTGCCCACCTTACGCAGCCGCCGGCACGGTTTGAAATCAACATGCTCAATAGTGCTCATCAGTTTTATCAACGGTCACCAGCGTGGCGGGCCGTAATACACCGGTGGCGGGCCGTAGTAAGGGCGGTACGCTGGCGGTGGGGGCGCCGGTACGTAGTACGGTTGGTAATACACTGGCTGCGGCGGGGCCTGTACATAGACGGGCGGTGGCCCATAGTAGGCGGGCTGGCGTTCGACATAGACGGTGCGGTCGTGGCCACCGTACACCGTCGCCCCGACCACGGCCCCGACCACGGCAGCGCCGAGCAGTGGGCCTGGGCCATACCAGCCATGGCCGCCGCCGTGGGCAGAGGCTTGCCCGCTGATGGCCAGGGCACCGACCAGCAGGGCGATTCCGGGGAGATGACGGATCATGAGACTTCCTCACAAGGTAACCCCACGCTCGGGGCCCTGATAGTATGAGTCCGGTCTCTGTCAGCCGAGCACAGGGGAACGGTAAAGGTTATGTAAGGGGCGACCAATGGTGGCGTCTGGTACCCTGCGCAAACGTTTCACTCATCAAAAAGGAGCGGGTCATGGCGGCAACTCCCAGCAGAGACACCGTACTGTGCATTTCCCTGGCCGGGCGGCCTGGCACCTTCGGCGTGCGTTTTCATAATCACCTTTACCAACAGCTTGGGCTGGACTTCTACTACAAGGCCATGACTACCGACGACCTGCCGGCAGCCGTCGCCGGCATCCGCGCCCTGGGCATCCGCGGTTGTGGCGTGTCGATGCCGTACAAGGAGGCGTGCATGGCGCTGGTCGATGAAATCGACCCGTCGGCTGCGGCGATCGAGTCGGTCAATACCCTGGTCAACGACGCCGGCCATCTGAAGGCCTATAACACCGATTACCTGGCCGTGCGGCAACTGCTGGCCGAGCATCAGGTCGACCCCGCCACCGCGTTCGCCCTGCGTGGCAGTGGCGGCATGGCCAAGGCCGTGGCCAGTGCCTTGCGCGATGCCGGGTTTCGCGAAGGCCTCATCGTCGCCCGCAACGAGCAGGCCGGTCGGCAGCTGGCGGATGTCTGCGGCTATCGCTGGGTGGCCGAGCTGGGCGACCTGTGCCCGCCGATGCTGGTGAACGTGACGCCGATCGGCATGGCTGGTGGGCCGGAGGCCGATCAGCTGGCGTTCAGCGAGAATGCCATCGCGGCGGCCGAGCGGGTGTTCGACGTGGTGGCGATGCCGGCGCGCACGCCATTGATCCAGCGCGCCGAGGCACTGGGCAAACCGGTGATCACCGGGCTGGAAGTGATCGCGTTGCAGGCGTTGGAGCAATTTGTGCTGTACACCGGGGTGCGACCAACCCGCGAGCAGGTTGACGCAGCGGTAGCCTATGCACGGGATGCCTGA